CTGTAGCCGAGCCTGTAGCCGAGCCTGTAGCCGAGCCTGTAGCCGAACCTGAAAATAATATCAAGTTTAAAGAAGATGATATTAGCAATATTGAAATACAAAAACCAGAAGTTTTAAAAATAGACATTAAAAAACCACAACCTAGGCCGGTAATTAAGAAAGAACAATCAGAAATGTTGAAAAATAAAACTATTGAATCTAGTAAAATATCATTGAATATTCCAGAACCAAATAATAACACACTTGAAGAAATAAATATTAATTACAATGATACAAATGATACAATTAGTTTAAAAAATCCAAATGAAGTTTATTATCAAATGTATCAACTTGCGAGAGAAAGAGCGAAAAGTTGTAGAACTAAAGCAATTGAAGCTTATTTAGAAGCTAAACAAATTAAGACAAAATATATGTTATTTGACATTGACGATGATTCTGATTCTGATTCAGAAAATTCTGACGAATTTAACGAATTTGAAGATTAAAATTATTTAGGATAAATCATTTTTTTATAAATTAATAACCTTGTCAAATTAACAAACATTTATAAATTAATAGCCATTTTGATAAAAATATTTTATCATTAATTTAATATAATGAGTTTCTTGAAGAATTTACAGAAGAACATTAAGTCTCACCATTTTATTGCTTTAATTGGTATATTAGTTTTAGCACTTGCGATTATGCAATATTCGGGACGTAAAACCAATTTTAATGATGGTTATACCAATAATGGTTCTCTTTCTCCGTCTGGAACACAAGGTTCAGGTTCCGTTGTAGGTTCCGCTTCCGCCGTAAGCCCTTCAGCTCCTCTTGGAAGCAATGAAGTGTTTGCTGATGTTCCTAACGGAACTACCACTAACACGCACGGGTTATCGCCTGTTGCTCGCGCCAATGCCAACTATGATCCTTCCGAATTATTGCCTAAGGATGTGAACAGCCAATGGGCGCAGCTTAACCCTGCTGGAAGTGCTGACTTTAAGAATGTTAATCTTTTGAAGGCCGGACACTTGATTGGTATTGATACCGTTGGTAGTTCTCTCCGCAACGCCAATTTACAAGAACGATCGGAACCGCCTAACCCTACGGCTTCCGTGAGCCCTTGGGGAAACACTACGATTGAACCCGATCTTATGCGTCTTCCTTTAGAGATTGGTACAAAACAATAAATTAATACATAATTATCAATTATAATACATAATTATCAATTATAATACAAAATAATTTATATTTTATATTATATTAAATATTTTATTACCAAAGTAGTTTATCGGCCAACCATCCACGACTCCATTTAGCGTGTCGGTCTCGTTCATGACGCATTTTATATAATCGCCGCCTAGTTTTAGCATATTTCATACCGCGTTTTTTTATATACGTAGGAAAATCATTCATCCCATTTGCACCTACACTAGCTATTTTTTTACCCTTCTTATAAATGTCTATTTTTTTAGTTTTATTTGTTGACCTTTTAACACTTACTCCTATTTTTTTTGCCTGCTTATAGGTATAATTTGTGATATTATACATACTCTATATAATAGTGTAATATAATAGTGTAATATAATAGTGTAATATAATAGTGTAATATAATACTATATATATAAATTATATATGTCAACCTATGTATTTGGTTATGGTTCGTTAATAAATATGAATAATAATATAGAATTGACCAATCATTTAAACAAAAAAAGTTGTCCAGTTATAATTAAAGGTGCAAAGCGTTCATTAAATGTGATGGGAAAAAACCACAAAGTATTTGGTATAAAGGATGTAAAAACCTCTTTTTGTAATGGAATTTTATTCAAGGTCAATGAAAAAGATATGGAATATTTGATTAATAGAGAATCATTATACACTATTAAACAAATCGCAAAAAACCGAATACTATTTGATTATAAAAAAACCATTAATTTCAAATCAAATGATAAAATCATTACTTTTTATCCTGACACAAAATACGTATTAACAAAAAAACAATTATCATTAAATCCGACATCAAGTAAGTATTTGAATATTTGTATAGAAGGAGCATCATCTCTGGGTGATGATTTTTTACAGGATTTTACTGAAATGACACATGGAGTATAATCTTTTCTTTTCTTTCTTTTCTCTTCGGAATATATAATGAATTTAAATTTATGTGGCTATGCCATGATAGCATTATTATTATATATTTGTCTTAAAATTTATAAAGAATCTGATGCTTTTAACTTGAAATGTATTATATCAGATGTTGATGGAAAAAAATATTGTGTTAGAGAGCGTAATAAGCTAGAATTAGCCGCAGATCGTTTAGCAACCATAAACCAAAAAATGAATAAATTGGTGGACTATTGTTATGAAAAATATCCAACACGAGAAAATATTAAACGATTGAAAGCCGGTTATAATCCTAAAAAAATAATGGAAACGCTACCAACAAGTGAATACACTGCGTATAGTCAAAATAAGGGGGAAAAATTAGCATTTTGTTTAAATAAGGAAAAAGATGGTAATAATTTAATAGACCCAAATACACTGATGTTTGTGGCAATACACGAATTATCACATATTGCTACAAAAAGCATTGGACATAAAGATGAATTCTGGGAAAATTTTAAATTCTTATTAACTGAATCAAGCAAAATAGGAGTTTATAAACAAGTTGATTATAAAAAAAATCCCAAACGTTATTGCGGAACCGAAATTAACGATAATCCTTATTTTGATTACTAGTTTCTCTCTATTCTATCATATACAATATAATTTACATCACACGCATTAGATACATTATAAGTTTCATTTCGTTCTACTTCTTTCCATTCATTCGAGCATAATATAGGAAAAAAAGTATCACAATTATATTTCTTATCAATATACGTTACATAGCATTTATCTATAACTTTCATTTCTAAAAATTGCTTATATATTTGTTCTCCGCCAATAACCCAAATTTCTTCATATGAATTATTATTTTTTTTTAAATAGGCATTAATATCTTCAATGCTTTTAAATGTTTTTAAAATATGTGAATAATTATTTTCATTATCATTATCAATTACAATAGATGTAGATAGAACAAAATTATGACGACCGACCAATCCACGTTTTTCCCCTCGTATAAGAGGTAAACTATCCCATGTGTTTTTACCCATAATAACAGCATTAAGACCATCGCCTTTTGTCATTTTTGAAAAATACTTCATATCAGTTTCTATATGCCAAGGTATTTTACCTTCTATTCCAATACCATTGTTTTTACACATTGCTACAATTAAATTAATCTTTTGCATTTATACCTTACTATAAACTAATATTTATATGTTTATATAAATATTATATATTCAATACACTGGAATATACATAAAAATATTACTTTATGTATATATAAACATATGGAAGGTATCAAAGAGCCTATCTATAAAATTTCACACGTTGTAGATAATGATATTAAAATAATCTTTGTTTTTTTAGGTAAGGTTTATGTAAATGACAAAAAACAAGATGATAATGATTATGATGATATAGATTTATTATTCAAAAACGAACCAGAAAATATTATATTTGATGGCGTATTTGAAGAAGAAGAATTAGAAGATATAACCGAAGAGAATACAATAGTAAGATTTATTCCCGAACGTTTACATTTAGATGACACGATTGAAATAGTTAAAAAAAAAATAATGTTACATTTAATTGACGACTTAAATGCTTCATTTGATGAACTTTATTTTTTCATTAAACAAACAGAAACTTTTCAAATACTATCTCTGTATCAAAATTTAACACAAAATGATAAATTACCATTAACTAGAGATAAAATGATTCAATACTTTTATAATGTTGATGAAATCGACATAGAAACCATACCAGATAAAGAATATTTTAAAATTGATGACCTATTTAAAATGAATTTAGAAAATTCTTTATTTACTTTATCAAAACCATTAGGTCATAATTTTATTTCATTAAGTCACGATTATCCCTATACAGTAAACCCCTTTGATGTTATAACGTATGATACATTCTTAGAAAAATATGCAGAAGAACTAACCACAACTACAAATAAAAATCTTCTAATGCATTGTGGTAATATATTAAATAATACAATATATTTATCGCTTGCCGAAGATGTATTAAACTATGCAAGAGAGAATGATCTTAGTGAAAATACCACATTGAAAATATATTTCCCCTTTTTGTATAAAAAAAATATCATATCAATTGATAATTTAAATGATGAGAAACAAACACTAAATAGCGAAACGATGGCGATGATAAATGACAAATTTATAAAAAATATCAATAACGTTAGTTTATTTTATGATATTTATAATAATCGTAAGGAAAATTTAAATTTTACTGATGTCGGTATTAAATCAATAAATATGACAATCCGCCAATCATCTGAATTCAACTTACCGCTTGATATTGTATTTAAACTTATACATGCGACGCAGGATATTCCATTAATCAAAATGAATTTATCAAAAAAACGCGAAAATATTTATCGTTTATATACTGATAAAATAACTACAAATGGAAAAAAAATTCCTTATTTGGATAAAAACAATATATTTAGATGGGATAAGGTAATGGGAAAACACAAAAGCGTTTCTCTCTATATTGAGTATTTTGACAAGGAACAAAATTCTACTACGCCGATTATATGTGAATTTAATAGTAATGGTGATATAAATATTAAATCAAATTTCAATAAAAATGTATCCATTAGTGATGTTAATGAATTATTAAAATCCCAAGTAAATCCTGTTATAAATGTTGTCAAAGAATATTTGGCAGAAGGGGGGTATTCAATGAATAATTTTACTGATTTACACGATAAAACCATTGAAATAATAAATATTGATTTTTCAATGTATATACCAATTGAAAAACAATTAAAAATCAAACAATTTGCTGGATGTATCACGAGTATGTTCAATATAGTTAATAGTAATTTTAATGAAGGAATTATCTTGCGTTTCAAAAGAGTAGAAAATTACAATGAAATCGAAAGTCAAGAAGCATTAATAATGGATATGTTACAGCCACATTTTAATTACTCAGATGCTGATATTATCAAAACCATTCAAACAAATTATAATATATCAGAAACCGATGCTAGAGAAAAATACATTGAAGTAAAGCGTTCACAAGAATTAATGCAAACTGGTAATAAGCGTTTAAAATTGGGAAATAACAATCCTGGATTTTTTATATCAATAAAACAAAAATTACATGGAAATATTGTAATCATAAACGTGTCTGGTATTAATGATATTAAATATTTGGATGTATTGACTATTTTGTTGGATTCTCTCATTCGTATTACACAATACCCAAAAACTACATTAGTATCAAGTAGTGATATATCAACATTATGTAAGGGAAAAACTACACAAGATGAACAAAAGGTAGATGAGATTAAAGCATATATTCAACAATCAGATAAAGAAAATATGCAAATGAATATAGTAAATAATGAATTAGTTTTCAATAATAAGGAAGATAATAATGCTAGTTTAGAAGCTGAAACTAAATATAATGATGATATAAACGATGATGAAATTGCCGAAGAAGATATAGATGATTTATTAGCAGAATATGGTATGGATGATGATATGGAGGAAAATGGCGAAGACGAAAATGAAGACGAAGACGAAAATGAAGCACAAGAAACCGGTGGGGCCGGTAAGAAGTCAATAATAGCAGACTACGATATAGGAGCAGAGAACGCAGACGCAGCAGATGATGATATAAAAAGAGATATTACTGGTTTAAGTTTATCTAACCCTAGTCCGTTTGAATCAAAAATGATTGATTATGATAAAAAATTATTTGTTTCTGATACTGGTAAAAAAAATATGAAGTCTTATGCTACCACTTGTGCTTGGAACCGGTTAAGACACCCTGTCATATTAACCGATAAGGAAAAAGAAAAAATTGATAGAGACCATCCTGGCTCATATGATAAAACCTTTAAATATGGCACTAGCAACGATGAAGATAAAAAATTTTGGTATATTTGTCCTCGTTATTGGAGTCTGAGAGATAATACAAGTTTAAATCCAGATGAAGTTAATCCAGATGAAGTAATTCCATCTAAAAACGAAAATGTTAAATCTAAACACGTCGTTCCTCCTGGAAAACATATTTTTGAATTTAATGATAAAGGAATAGAGCATTTGGACAAAAATAAAGAGTATAAAACACATAATCCAGGATTTTTGAAACCGAATGAAAATGGAGTATGTTTGCCATGTTGTTTTTCTAGTTGGGATAAAGATGAACAAATACGTCGTCGCGCGACGTGTCTTAAAAAACCAGAAACAAATGTTCCTATTGCTAGAAAGAAGAAGAAGAATGATGAAAATATTGATGAATATATTTTATCACACGATAAATTCCCAATTACTCAAGAAAATAGATTTGGATTTTTACCATTAGCAGTTCAAAAGTTTTTACATACCGATAATAAAAAATGTCAAATAAGTGATTTAGATACAAATATTAAACCAAATTATCCTTGTTTATTGAGACATAGTGTAGAAATTAACAATAACCAATCTTTTGTTGCGTGTATAGCTGATATATGGCATCGAATGTTAAACAAAAAACTGCCAACAATAAAAGAAATGAAGGAAATAATAATTGAAGGTTTAGATATTGATAGATTTGTCGCATTACATAATGGTAACTTAGTTAAAATTTTTTACAAAAATGATTTAGATGAAGAAAGCAACGACGAAGAAGAAGAAAGCAACGACGACGAAGAAGAAGAAAGCAACGACGACGAAGAAGAAGAAAGCAACGACGAAGAAGAAGAAAGCAACGACGAAGAAGATGAAAGCAACGACGAAGAAGATGAAAGCAACGACGAAGAAGAAGAAAGCAATGATGATGAAGATGATACTGAAGAATTAACTGGTGGTGCTGATAGTGATGACGAAACAATAAATGAAAATTATGCTGATGTATTTTCAGAAAATAAATCAAAACTATATGAAAAGGCTGACAAGACAAATCCCATACATACTAATGCATTAAATAAAATAGCAACAGCTTATACTAATTTTAAGGATTATTTAAGAGATGAAAAATCCGAAATTGATTCTCAGTATTTATGGGACTTGATTTGTATTCCAAACCCTAAAATTTTCCCTGCTGGATTAAATATGGTAATCATAGAATTGTCTCGAAAAGATATAACAGATAATGTTGAAATATTATGTCCATCAAATCATTATTCTGATACATTTTTTGATGAAAAAAAGAGAACTGTGCTTATTTTAAAAATAGATAATTTTTATGAACCAATATATTCGTATAAAAATGATAAACAGATTACAATTATACCTAATTTTACTGAAATGGCCGAGAAAGAATTACCTAATATAAAACAACTATTATCTTTGATGAAAATAGTATTATCTTCAAAATGTAAACCGCAATCAAGTATGCCAACAATATATCATTTTAAAAAAAATATGTCATTAACACAACTTTTGAAATGTTTTGCATATAAATCAAGAATGAAAGATTATACAATAGATCATTATGTAAAAAATTATGATAATAAAATTATTGGCATAAATGTTATGAATAATAAAACGAACCAAAAAGGATTTATACCTTGTTATCCATCACCTTTGCCATACCCAGTTGTTGATAATATTGTATGGAGTGATGATATTTATACAAATACTTATGAGAACACAAAAATATTTTTAACAGATATATATAATGTAACACATAATGTGAATAAAATACTATGTAAACCTTATGCAAAGGTATTTGAAGATGGATTGATTATTGGAATTTTAACAATAACAAACCAGTTTGTTTTAATTTCAGAACCAATTCAAGATACATTTGGGGATGATTTAAAAATAATAGATGGATCAAATTATACTGATGTAGATAAAACCATAAGCACCAGCAATGACGTTGATTCTGAAAGAGTTAATTTTATTAAAAAAATTCATTTGGAAACAATGTTTTATAATGCGTTTCGAAATACAGCAAGATACTTATTAGGTCAACACGAAAATAATGATATACGTAGAGAGATTGAAGAAAAAACAAAATCAACAAATTCATATTTGAAAAAAATGCATAGTATTGAAAAATTATTGAGAGATGTGATGGAAAAAAAAATAACATTTCATGATTATGATGATAGTGAAATATTAAAACTAAATAATGTTACAAGTTGTTATAATAATTGTAAAAATAAACCATTTTGTAAGAAAATAGAAGAAGAAGCCGAGGAAGAAGCTAGCGAAGCAGAGGAAGAAGCCAGCGAAGCCGAGGAAGAAGCCAGCGAAGCCGAGGAAGAATCCGATGAATATAACCAAGAGGGTGGTGATAATGACATCAAATGTGCTCTTATGATTCCTGAAACAAATTTAATTAATAAAAAAATAAACGATACTTTTTATTTTGGTAAATTAGCAGATGAAATAATTCGGTATAAACGAATTAAATCTTTTATTTTTAATCCCAAAACATTAATGTCCTTTTCTAATGTAAATTACAATTTGAGAGAGAATGAAATAATATTATTACAATCTTTATTGAATAAAGAATATTTTGAAAATATCGTTATAGCAAAAGATAGTCAATATATTACCAAAAATACATATGATACATCACAACCCTTAAAAACACAAACATATTCAAATGTTGAAAATATTGAAGATATAAAAGTAGACAAAAATGTACAAACTACAATTAGAGAGGAACAATCTCAAGTTAAAAAAATGGGACATAAAAATGACGTAGATAATTGTAAAACAATTTTAAAAGACAAAATTCCATTTTCTAGAAAATATTTTACTAAATTATTTCCAATTGGTAGTAAAGAAAATGTATATATACCAAATGATGGATGTTATTATAAACCACTTTTAACAATTATTAAAGATTACAATGATAGTTATAAAAATATAACTCAAAATGATTTGGAAAAGGCATTAGTTGATGAATATAGAAAAATATATGACAAGTATAGTAAAAATATATTAAATATATTAAAGTCTCAGCATAAAAAAATATTATCTGACCTGGTTAGTAATAAAAAACTTGATTTTTTTACTATGATAATTAGTGAAAATTATTATTTAACTCTATTAGATTATTGGCTATTAGCAAAACACTATAATTTACCTTTAATATTCATGTCAGATACATCGTTAATGGAAAATAATAAACAAATAATGGTTGCGCATACAGACAATAAAGATGCCTACTATTTTTTAAAAACAACTTCTACATTTACATTTCCAAATAAATCACCAACATATACATTAATTTTTGATAAAAACAATAATATAAAAATACCTGTTAATGAGCTTAGAGATGATGGTATAAAGGAAGAAATACGTAATGGATTTACTGATACTAATTTAATTGATTTTATTGAAAAATTTACACTTAAATATGCTCATACACGTAAACGTTTACCAAATAAAACACAACGCGTTGCGACTGAACCTGCTATGCCTGAACCTGCTATGCCTGAACCTGCTATGCCTGAACCTGCTATGCCTGAACCTGCTATGCCTGAACCTGCTATGCCTGAACCTGCTATGCCTGAACCTGCGATATCTAGACAAAAACCTGTCAAAAAACTTTCCAAAAAAATAAAAATGAAAAAAATTGAAAACTAGCCAATTAAAAATGAAAGGTATTACCATACAATATCAAGATGAATCCCTCCGAAACCGAAACATGCTATCAATGTAGCAAGTCAATCAATATTGACAATGATGATTATTATTATGACTGCGAAGAGGATACATTTCTCTGCGAAGAATGCGACGATGAACTCGACGATGAACTTGACGAAGAATAAACAATAAACGAATGAATAAACTTATATAAAAAAATTGTAATTATTTTTTTTATAACATTTTTTTATATTTATAAATAAAATTATCATTTAATATGTTGTGTAATACCAACCATATTTATTACCAGTTTTATCGAGACAATAAGCAGATAACCATCCTAGCATAGCAGAAGAAGTATCTCCAATAATATTTATAATAGAATCAGATTTTGGTTTTCCACCAGGCCAAAATACTATATATTTATTAATAATATTCATACCCACTTGTGTATTTTCCAAAAATTCAAAAATGATATGTAAAACAAACCAATTTATTAATGAAATATTTAAGAAATATACTATTATTCCTACAGAAAAATGAAGATATGTAAACTGGTCTAACAATCGATATCCCATTATAATATTACAATAAAAAATAAATATATTTATATTTATAATTATTTTTAAATTTTAAATTTTTTAAAACCCAGCATCATATCCATCATCAGCACCCATGTCAACTGCGTTAAGATTCGAAACATTATTATTAATTGTTAGATTTTTAATACTACATTCATCTTCACCATTATTATAACCTTCAAATCCATCCTCAATTATTTGTTCGGCATTTTCATCTTCCAAATCATCTGCTTTAATTTGAGTTATTTTATCAATATCCAGAATAACTTGAAATGCGCTTGTTCCAAAATACCCTTCCTGTCCACACATAACATTCGCTGACACACCTTTCATCTGGTCTAAATCAGCATGACGCGCGGCGTTTAAGAACATTTCAGGCGTTTCCTCAAATGAAGCCTTTGCAATGGGACCAATATCATCGTTATTAATTCCGTGACGGAAGATAGATACCATAGAATCATTACACGTCATGCGGTCGCAAAGCATACTCAGGTGATGAAAATTAATGTATGTGCTATCAAATTCAATAACTTCTGAAAGTTCATTCATAATTGATTGACGCGCTGCTTCAATACCAAGAACACGATAAATTTCCTGAATATCATTTGTATACGTGCGAGTAACATCAATATTATCCATACTTAATAAATCCATCAAATTTGTTCCAATTGTATCAAGAACCCACGTCTCTTTTTTTTTGAAACTACCATCTTCCATAATTAAACTATCAAGAATTTTTCGCGGTGTGACCTTTTTAATGTTTTTAACACCACGTAATACTAATTTATCTAACAATGTATCCTGAAAATTTTTTAACAAATAAATCTCATCAGATTGATCCAATGGCTTTTTCTTCAAACTATTCATTTTTGTTGTAGTCTTATTATTCATCCGAAGACGGAACACAAGATTGTCACTATTATAATCTGAAAAGACGCATGTTAATTGGTCTTCGCTATATGTATTATTAATCGCAAAATGAATATCATCCATTGATATATTTCGGTCCAACATTTCTTCGTTATTTAATACGATACGAATAACCCAGTTAGATTTAGTTTTAGTAGAAGAATTATCAGATTTGCCTTGTTCGTCAATATTACACTCGTCAATCATTTTTTCAAATTCATCATACAACAGCATAACATCCTTATCTTCGTTAATCATTGTCTTTCCACTATTATCTGGGTCAAAACAAATCTTTACAGAATCTACGATTGTTCGCAATTGCGTGTGTTCTAAGTTATTAATCATACGTTTGGCATTTTCTTGGTCACATTCTTCATTCTTATGTAAATGGACAGTACAAGATGGATTTTTCGGATTTTCAGATAAAGATATAATTTCTTCAATGCGCGGCAAACCACGTGTTACATTAGACTTACTAGCAACACCAGCAAAGTGAAAGGTATTCAAAGTCATTTGCGTTGTTGGTTCACCAATCGATTGAGCTGCAATCATTCCAACCATTTCACCTGGCGCGATAATAGCTTTCTTATACAATAACACAATGGTATCAATCAATATCGATAATGCTTTTCGATTGAAACGTTTTATCATAAGTAAATCTTTCGGCGTAAGATAATAATAATACAACATTTTGAAAAGCATATTAGGTTGACAAAATTGAATAGACATAAGACGATTAAATCCTTCATCAATGATTTCTATCGCTTCAAGTGGAGTAATGTCAACAAGTGAATTCAAATTGATATGTTGTTGTCCTTGTATATTATTGATTGTATGAATAAATGAAATAGGCATACTTATGTTTCGATTGTCACGATAACCAAAGACATTTGTCACTAATCCAGTTCTGATTTGAATCGCCATATCAATCAGTTCTTTTGTTCGCTTTGATAAATCATTCACTTGTTTTGAAAGCCTTTTAATTGTTGGCTTTGTAAATGAGGCAATATAGACATCATCGGCTTTGCTTTTTCCACTAGATGATACATTCGGCATTTGAAAATGTGTATAAATATCCTCTAATGACATTTGAACTAAAGGAAGAGGTTGTGACTCAACTTTTACTGGATCAAATCCGTCATCACCATATGTAAATTGGATAATTTTGCTTTTATTGTTGCGCACCGTCATATCATATTCAACCTTAAGGTCTTCTAACCCTTTAATTAAACGACGCTGAATATAACCAGTTTGAGACGTTTTCACTGCTGTATCAATAATACCAATACGACCACCCATTGCGTGAAAGAACAATTCTTCCGGCGTTAATCCGGCAATAAACGAATTTTCAACAAATCCACGGGCAGAAGGAGAATCATCATACTTTGTAAAATGAGGCAAGGTGCGATTTTCAAATCCATATGGAATACGCTTGTTATCGACATTTTGCTGCCCTAAACACGAAATCATTTGCGAAATATTCAAATCACTTCCCTTAGAACCAGCATTGACCATGATAACAAAACGATTATCTTTATTCAAACTTTCACGACCAATTTTTCCAGCATCATTTACTGCTTTACTCAATATATTATTTATTTGAGTTTCAAATTCTCGCTCATCTGTTTGTCCAGATTTATTTTCAAAAATTCCCAAATGGGTTTGGTCAATTAACGTTTTGACTTCTAATTTCTTTTTCATAATAATATCAGCAATTGCATCATTTGTGGTTTTATTTGCAATCAAATCACTCACACCTACACTATACCCGCTCGTCTTCATGTATTCCGTTACAATATTTTGTAAATCATCCACAAAATTAATGGACTCTTTATTTCCATAATCATTACAGATACGATGAATCAATCCATTTGTACCATCACCTAGCACACCCTTCTCTAATTGACCCCTTACAAATTTTCCATTGACAATTTCCAATACATTATTTGATGTTTTATATTCTTCATTATCAGCGTAACGCTTTGTTTTATACTTCAATGTAAACGGCGGTAAAATTTGTGACAATAAATTAAAATTAGATACTTCTTTTTTTGATAGTTTTTCAACATCCACCTTATTGTATGCCATAAGTAAATTCATAGCATCACGAGGACTAAACTTGATATTTTCTCTTGTAAAACGATAAGACCCAAGCAATGAATCTTGAAATATACCAATAATTGATTTGTTGTTTGCTGGACTAACAATTTGCCAAGGAACCGCTGCTAAATTTCTTAGTTCCGACTCACTCTCTATGTCTTGAGGCATATGTAAATTCATTTCATCACCATCAAAATCAGCATTGTATGGCTTTGTATCAGCAACATTCATGCGAAATGTATCGCCAACCGGCATAATTCGAACAATATGTCCCATCATAGACATTCTGTGTAGAGTAGGTTGACGATTGAATAGAATACAATCTCCATTCATCATATGACGATGAACAATATCGCCTTTCTCTAACTTGATAGATTCACGATCCACATATCGCAATGAAATATTGTCGCCATTTTTCTTTTCTAAAATCTTCGCACCTGGATAAACGTCTGGTCCATTGCGAACAAGTGTTTCAAGAAATTTTACATTTCGAGAATTTACAATGACTGGCTTTGTCAAATTTTTTGCCATTTTCAGTGGAACACCCAATTCCATTGCCGATAAATTTGGGTCTGGCGTAATAACTGAACGACCACTGAAATCAACACGCTTTCCCATCAAATTTCCTCTTACACGCCCATGTTTACCAACTAAACGTTCTTTAATGGATTTCAAAGGACGCCCAGAACGCTGTGACATTGGCGGAGCACCAGGAATTTTATTATCAACAAGCGAAGCAACATAATATTGCAATAAAACACTCCAATCATGAATCACGTTTGCTGATGCGTTCACTTGAATCTTTTCTTGTAATGTTTTATTCGCTTTTAAAATACTAACAATAATATGCGTAATATCATCTTCACTGCGTTGTTGTGAATCATGTTTTACTGAAGGGCGAACGGCAGGTGGAGGAATTGCTAAGACTTGACAAATCATCCAATCAGGACGCGACCAAATTGGACTAAAACCCATAAAGGTTACATCGTCGTCGGATATGCGCCGAAAACACTTCAATAAAATTTCTGGAGTAAGATTCATAACTAAATTATCCCCATCAGTATTTTCCCATTCCGCAATTAAACTAGACAATCCTTCCTTTTTTATTTTAGTAGGCTGTTTACAGCCACACCCATCATCTGTATCTTCGCCACAGCGTTTAATTTTACTTGCTAATGCGAAGACATGACCCCATCTATCTTGAGACGACATATTCAATAAATGTTTGTATTTTTCTTTGCTGATTTTTAATTTACTACATTTTATACAAACACAACGCGCAATTTTAACAATTGTAATAAGATACTGAATGTAGAACAATGGTCGAGCTAATTCAATGTGTCCAAAATAACCAGGCGTTTGCATATAATCAAGACCATCTGTCGGACAAATCAATCCTGGTTCTAATACACCCATTCTCGGATCAAACAATCCATTAATAACGGGTTTGTTATTTACATATGCTTCACGATTCGTAATCTCTGCGACAGACCCTTTACGAATTTCCTCTGGAGATAAAATACTAAATTGAATACCGATAATTTTAGAAGCGTTTTTCTTTTGACCTGAATTATTTTTATTTGAAGCCATGGTGTCTCTTATATTAACATAACAATATTTAGATATGTTTAATTCAATTTTTTAATATATTATATATTTTATAATTTTTTTATAAACTTTATAATTTTTATAATTTTATGATTATAAAAAAAATTGAATTAAATATACGTTGCCTATTTAAAAGAACAATCAACTAAATCTATAATGTCTTCATCAAATGATATTCAAATGAACTCTCCTACTACCCGGACTAATAAATATAATACACGTTCTAGTTCTACTGGTGAACAGAATAAAAAGCGAAAGGTAGAAGCATTATCACCTACTATGCCTATTAAAAATTCACAAAAAAAATATAAACGAACCCACCAAGGTGATGATGACACAGAAGAAGACATCGAAGGTAATGATGATGACGATTATGAAGACATCGAAAGCGACGATGACGAAGAAGACGATGACGATGAAGAAGATGATGAAGAAGACGACGATGAAGACGATTCTGATTATATTGTTTCTGATGATGATGCTGATAGCGAATTTGCAGTGGAAGAATACCAAAAGTTTTTAAGCGAACTATTCCCTTCTGAATATATGTCAAAACGTGCTACCGCTACTGCTGAAAAAAACAAAATGCGTCATAAACAAATTCCATCATCGTGCTCGCGTTCTTGTCCACCTGCTCCTAAAAAAAATCCACGCCGTAAAATCGATTTTGAGTCGTCAGAATCTGAATCGGAATATAGTAAAGATGATGACTATGATTTAAAAACCTCTTCCAGAAAAAGCCATCATCGTTCTCAATCCAATCCAACAAAATTCAATATTTCATTTGTTATTAATGACCAAGGTGGTCAAGAAAATTCAGACAACTTTATGTCAGAAACAGAAGCTCTATATGATGAAACATGGAGCGATGAAAGTGATACTTCTAATACCGATAGTGAAAATGAAAGTGATATAGATATGGATGTAGTAGAAGAATCTGATAGTTTTGTTTCTAAACCTAATTCCAAATCCAAATCTACAAAAAAAACACCAGTTACTAGGTCTAAAAGTAAAACTACAACTTCTAATACTTCTGCTGCTAATTCTGATGAAGAAAATGAAGCTTTTCATAAAATGAAAGACATGTTTGCAACATTGAGCCCAAAAGACCTTGAAAATCCTACTATTAAAAAAATTATCGACGAAGTTGATGAAAAGGAAAAAAAATTCAACAAAAAAAGGGAAGCAAAGTCCAAGAAGCAAAAAGTTAAAAACACTAAAAAGCTCAAGGGTCTTTTGAAAGAGCGTGATGTTATGAATGATTTAAAGTATTTCAATGAACAAATGACGCTAGAAGAGCAAGAACACGCATTGGACCAATTTGAAAAGATTAAAGAACATTCTAAAATTTCAAAGCCTTATCGTCTAACATTACTTGAGGCGAATATTCCACCAGAATACAAGGCAATTGCTTATCGCAAAATTTCTACACTAAAGCATATGGAACCCGGAGGCAGTGAATACTTTAAAATGAAAAACTGGGTTGACGCGTTCATGCAAATTCCATTTGGTAAATATAAGAGTTTACCTATTTCAATGGATGATGGTGTTGAAAAATGCCACGAGTTTATGGACAACGCCAAGCAAAAGTTAGACGAAGCTGTTTATGGATTAAATGATGCAAAACTACAAATCATGCAAATGATTGGCCAGTGGATCGTAAACCCTGATGCTATCGGTTCTGCTATTGCCATCAAAGGTCCAATGGGTACTGGTAAAACAACATTAGTTAAAGAAGGCATCAGTAAAATCCTAGGGCGAGATTTTGCCTTCATTGCTCTTGGCGGTGCTACAGATAGCAGCTTTCTTGAAGGGCATTCTTATACATACGAAGGCTCGCTTTGGGGAAAAATTGTGGATTTGCTTATTAAGTGTAAAAGCATGAATCCCGTTATCTATTTTGATGAGTTAGACAAAATCAGTGATACGCCGAAGGGCGAAGAAATCGCAGGCATTCTTACACATTTAACAGATACGTCCCAAAACAGCCAATTTCATGACCGCTATTTTTCGGATATTGATTTTGACCTCAGTCGGTGTATATTTATCTTCAGCTACAATGACGAAAGCAAAGTCAATCGCATTCTATTGGACCGAATGTATCGCATTCAAACCAAGGGATACGACCAACCCCAAAAGACGAAAATTGCAAACAATTATCTCTTGCCGAAAATTTGTGAACAAGTGAAATTCAAGCCAGATGATATTGTTATTCCTGAATCCACTATGCATTACATCATCTCGAATTATACTGAAAAGGAAGATGGTGTTCGCACTTTAAAGCGATGCTTGGAAATTATTCATACCAAGTTGAACCTCTATCGTTTAATGCGCCCTGAAACAAATATCTTTGAAAGTGAAATGTCGATTAAGGTCGAATTTCCAATGCAAGTAACACCTCAAATTGTCGATAAACTTATCAAGAAAAATACAGATGCTGGTTCTTGGCAAAATATGTATATGTAAAGGGTCAATACCAATTCGACAAGATTCATAAAATGTATATAAAAATGTAAATGTATTAAATATTATTTTTTATTATAATCATAATAACATGATTATAATCAAATTTTTTTCTAGTTTTGGAACATCAGACGGATGTATTGAAGCCTATACGCGTGTATCTGAACTCAAACGCGACCCAATGTTTAATAAAGCTTACACATTCACTACCAACGATGATTACACTCATGCGATTATATTAAATACCGCTATGCCGAAATTATCTATACCAAAAGAAAATGTGATTGGATTAGCGTTTGAACCTATTGAATTTTTAAATTTAACCCAACAATTCGTTAATTATGCCGTTTCCAATATTGGGCGGTATTTTATCGGCAAAAAGGGAAATTTACCTTCCCCTTTTGAAGAACATTTCTCGTATATGTGGCATATTACACCTTTAACTGAAATGCCTAAGAAAACCAAAAAAATGTCTATTATGGTTTCTAATAAAACACACATGAATGGCCATATATATCGCCATGCGATTTGTTCTAGTATATTAAATACAAAATTACCAATTGATATTTATGGTAATGGATGTAAATATTATAATACCATAAACGATGACCGCATTAAAGGCGAGTTTGTCAGTAAAGAACCTCATTTAGAATATCAATACCATATTGCCATTGAAAATGTTGCCACACCTCATTATTTCAGTGAAAAAATTATGGATACTTTACTATGTAATACAATCCCTATTTATCTAGGTTGTGAAAATATTGATAATTATTTTCCTGATTCAGTGATAAAATTATCTGGAAATATTGAAGAAGATATGGCGATGCTTCACGAAATTTGCTTCAATGATTCTCCTGAATTTATAAAAAATATTAACGTTGATAAAGTGAAAGAAACGATTTCATTTTCAAATGTTGTTAAGATGTTTCTTTAACTTTGCTTTCGCGTATTTAACAATCCTTATTAATGTAAACAGCCTTGGATAATTTCTTGATGATTTTGTTCTCGCTGTCAACAAACTCGCCTTTCCCACCCATCGATTGATTCATAATGCGCAAATAAACATCATTCAAGCGATGCCTGTTATTCATACATTGTGGATTTTGATCGCGCCAAGGAATCATCAAATCACCATTCTTTTTTGTAATATGTTTAATAGCTTTCCGCAGTTTGTCATAAGTGCTATTCTCCTTCTCCCATATATCATCATCGCGTACATACATGACTTCTCGCTTGTAGTCGCTACAATGAATCGGACGTTTATACACATCAATTTCATTGAGTTTTCTTATAATGATTTTACTGATACCTTCCACATAACCGAGCTCGCCCACATCTTCCAAATCCGAGAGTTCTAGTGTCATCGAATTGACAAAGTCCATGATATTCATAGCATCCTTGCATTTCTCGTTTAAAAACACTTGCATATTGAAAGTCTTGTTATTACTATTATTATTATTGTAAGTATTATTAGTACCGCTTGTTTTACAGACATCAATCATTTGCTTTTGCATATCTAATGTTTGCTTTTGAAAATCACCATTGTTTTTTACCAAATCCAAGATAATGTTTTTAAAATCTATATTTTCTTTTATAAGAATGTCAATCTTATCATCCTTTGTTAATATTTCATTCTTTTCACTTTTTTCGTTAATGGGTTCAATACATTTTTTTTTGTGAATAGATAATCCTTGTCTGTATCTATATTCCTTACCACATATACATATATATATATTTGGCGAGTTTGAGTGAATATTTTGTAATTGTGTGTCATTATTTATATGTTTCCGTGTATTTACATGTTTATTAAAATCACTTTTCTTACTACATGTATAGTTACATTTTTCACATTCAAATATTTTGGCGAGTTTTGGCGAGTTTTTTGTCATCATTGTAACTATAATATATGATGACATAAAAATCTCCTAAATAGTTTTTCAAAATATTTATAATTCTCTAAAAAAAGTTTATGATAACAAAACAAATCGTCCGAAAACCAAAATGAGAGCATAATGGTCTCAACTCACTTTTTCACGTTTTTTCAGAAAAAGGAGGGAGGCCACTTTCACGAAATGGACATTTATAAATGTCCAAAACCCAAAACGGATCGCCAGACCCAGAATCGCGTTTTTTTACGTTTTACGTTTTTACATTTCTTAAATTTGAAATATTCATTCTTCAATTTTATTATATATTATTAGAAAGCATGAAATGTTCTTCTAATTCTTCACTCGTAATATGCTTTTGATAAAGTAAAATATCATTTTTTGAAATATATTCATCTTCTACACCCATGCCATATTCTTCTGGATTTAATAAATATTTAATGCAAAATGCGATAGTCAGTTTCTGTGTTGTTAATAGACGTTTTAATCCCAGTCTATCAATATTGTGTTCTAATGTATCAATGTCATACTTATTATACATTAATTCATGGTGTTGTACTAGTTTCATAGTGGCTGTTTTATATTTAATCTGTATATAATATAATAATACTCAACAATGGAAACAATAAATTGTCGTAATATATGCAAAAAATTATCCAAAGAGGAATGCGATAAAAATGAGAGATGTAAATATACAAATGGTCTTAAACGTAGATATTGTAGATTAAGACACAATAAAATGGATGAAAAATGTAATAGAAAACACACACAAAAAGTAAAAAAAACAAGAACGATAAGACTTACAAAAAAACAAAAGGAGAGGGGATTAATGATTAAGGAAAAAATGGAACAAGCAGAAGCAAGAGAAGCAGAAGCAAGAGAAGCAGAAACAAAAAGAGCAAAACTCTCAGCAGAGAAAAAAACAAAAGCGCGTAAAATAATTGGACGTTTTATGAATAAAACCAAACACCGCCGTAAAGCAATGTTTTTAAGAGCCGTCTGTTTAGATTCGGGTGTATGTTTAGCGTTTGGCACCTATGCAAATGAAATTAAAAAGCATTTTGGCGGATTTGCCAATTTTGAATACGCGACTGCACCAATAAAACGTATCGGTTCTCCGTCGGCAAATGGGTTTATAAATGAAATTCAATATGACCATCGTGGATATAAAGCTTATGCCGTATTGAAGTCGTCAGTAAAACCAAATTCGGATAACTTGATGTATGAGTATATGGTCGGTCAATATATCAATAAATTAAATAAACGTTTCCCTTGCTTTGTGGAAACGTATGGCTATTATATTTATGATAATAAAATGAAGGTAAATACCAAAGGAGTATGGACATTTTTAAAAGATTCAAAAATAACAGCGAATATGGATACGATAAAGAAAGGACTCCTTTTACAAAAAACAACGGATTATGCGAATGCGTGTAAACAATCAAAATATTTGGCAATATTGATACAGCATCTAAAAGGAATTATGGCAATCAAATATAAATTACAAAGTCCGAATTTTGTAACATATGAATTGACTAATGTGCTTTTTCAAATATATATGCCGCTCAGTATATTAGGAAGTTCATTTACACATTATGATTTACACCATGAAAATGTGAATTTATATGAACCTGAAAAAGATAGTTATATTCATTTTCATTATCATATGGGTGGAGGTCAAGAATATTCATTTAAATCTAAGTATATTGCGAAAATCATTGATTATGGGCGTTCATATTTTAAAGATCAGGAAACAGGTATAGATAGTAAGAAAATATATACTGATTTATGTAAGGAACCAAAATGTAAACCGGAGTGTGGGATTAATAAAGGATTTAGTTGGCTGGCAGATTCACCTGTTCCGTCTTCTTCCTATTGGATTATTTCCCAGAAACGCAACAAAAGTCATGATTTGCGTTTATTGAATGAAGTAAATTCAGACACAAAAGGGAATAGAACAGATCAATACATCTCAAATGGATTAAAATCAGTATTACAAATTTTAAAATACAATGAACGTTTTGGAACACCTGAAATGGCACAAGGTTTCCCAAATGCAATTCAAAATGTGAATGATGCTGCTTTGGCACTTGGAAATATAATATCATATCAACCCACCATTGATATGAATGAAGATGTGTATCGCGGAAAAACAAAATTAGGTGATTTACATATTTATTGTGGAAAAGATGATACGAGACCAATGCGATTTGTTAAAGCATAATTTTCAAATAAAAATATAATATTATTATGAAGAAATATAATATTATATAATACTTTTAAAACTCACCAGCTAAGGTGCGGTTGCCTCCGCGTTCATTCAAATATTTCATTTGTTCTGGTGCCGCACACAAACATCCTTCGGAATTAGAATAATCAGACGGACAACACTCAGGAGAAAATTTATTTTCATTCAAAAATAACAATTCATCGTCAGGTAAAGGAATAGGCCCACTTTCGTTTTTCTCTAAATGAGAATATATATTATCATTTTCATTTATGGCGTCAGTATCAAGATGATTTTTAATAGTATCCTTGTTTTCCCAGCTGGTTTTAACCCCATCACCCATTTTATAATCAATCGCAGATCCCATTTTATAATCAATCGCAGTACCAATTCCAGCAATTCCGGCTTTAAATCCTTCTTTTACTCCGCCGAATAAAATAAAAAATACAAAAACCGCAACAACCATCCAAAATCCTCCGATTAATATAATGAGTTTCAATGAAATTGTTTGATCTAATAATTTACTAATACTCATTTCTACTATAATACTAAAGTAGATAAAAAAAAGAGAAAATCTTTATTCATCATCCCTCCCTTTTTTTTCATCTTCAGAAGTATTTTTTCCATTTCTATGTTTTATAGTGTCTCTATTATTTTTGTTATCAATGATTGATTTTTTTGCAGAAGATAATAAGCCAGTAAAATACTTTATGGTATTATCAACACCACCAAATAAAATTATAACTACAATAATACAAAATCCACACCATAAAAATATAATAATTGCTATAGTTTTAATAGATAATTTAAAATCTAATATATCACCAACATTATGTATATCACCTAATTTGTTAAGTTCATCCATCTTATAATATTAATTTATATAAAAACCATAATATTATAATCTATATTATATAATCAACATCGTATTTATGTTATATGAAATATAATCAAGATTGATATATATCAATTCCTGAATTATAATCATTGACCCGAATATTATTTATAACAAAACTACCAGTATTAGTTAATAAATGATATAATGGCTCATTTACGTTCATAGAATCAAGATAAGAATTTATTATACTATTGTCTTCCATACAATTAATTATACCTAAATTACTATCATGAATATGTATATTTTTAGTTCCTATAACAGATTCACCATTTTTAAAAAAATGTTTATATACGTTTATATCATGCGACGCAATCTTAAAAATACCTAATACTTTATCGCCTGATAATAATGTATCATTTATTTTTATATCACAAATCGGTATAGTAATGCCAGTATTTAACTTAATAGACATATCGGAAGTAAATCCGCTATCTAATTGCGTATGAATATCACTATGAGTTATGTTTGTTGGGAGAGATAAACAATTTTTTTTCAAATTATTAAAAATATTTTCATCAATATCATCCCAATCAGAGTATATAGTTTCATTAATTTTAAAACATTTTTCGGAAGTATTTAAACAATATACAAAAGGTTCATTAAAATCAGGGACATAAATACTATCTGGATGTTCTTTTACCTTAATCCATTTTGAGTCAGGTGTATAGAATACACGATGTTCCCCAGTAATAATAACACCATTTAAATTATAAATATTTTGTTCACTTGCTGATAATTTTATAAAAGCTGTCACTTTTCCTCCTCTTTTTAAAATATCGCCAACCTGTATGTCCTTGATTTTTTTACTATAATCATTATTTGCTTCATTTTCATTTTCATTATGAACTAAATCAATATTAGTATCTCCACAAAAACAACCAGGAACAGCAGGAGTCGGCGGTGAAGATAAGCGCATTGCCCTCATTAATTCAAACTTAAACCAAAGAATAGGTATTAATATACATATCATAATTAAAATTATAACAATTGAGGTAAACAATACTGGTGTTCCAAGTGCTGCACCTACAAAAGGAATAGCAAATAATATAGTATATAAAACAATTAAACAAATAATTATACCAGCAATAATAATTAAAATAAATATAATAAAAACAATAATATTTGTAAAAAAAGATTGCATTGTTAGATAAGAACCGACCATTGAATATAATGTGGTTGTCATTATACCCTGCATTTTTGCAAAAGTATCTTTCATTTTTATGACAAAATTAATAAATGATAATAATAAATTAGTGATAGCAGAATAAAATTGTTTAAATATTGCACCAAATTGTTTTCTTAAATTTTCAATTAAATCACGTAGTAAATTAAAAGCTTCAACTAATTTTTGACATGCTTCATCTAATATTCTAATAATTAAAGAATATGGTTCAATCACAGCTATTACAATGTTTTTCAACATAGATTTGATACACTCATTAAAATTATCAGCAGTGTATTCTAACTTGGTTTGATTTTGTGGTTTATGTATTAAACCGGCAAGGGGAATAAATAATGGATTACATCGTTGATTATGCCAATCAGCTCTTACCACTTCTAAAACATTCGTATAGTAATAATAAGATATAACTAAACTAAATGCAATACATATAATGACCGAAATCCAAACATCAGAACCGTGTTTATCCAGATAACCAGATGTTGAATATAATTTTTTTATTTTATTTACTACATCATGTGGTTTTGGAATATTATTCATATATAATATAACTATAAATAGTATATGAATATACACATAAATATAAAATCCTAAAATAAATTATAAATGGATAGAATAGAACAAATGAAAACAATACAAAAGGAAGGCTTGGAATTATTTATTAAAAAAAATATAGATTATGGTGATGCGTTTGCTAAATATGGTGTTATTGGTGTATTAATGCGGATAGAAGATAAATTACATCGCTCAATGTCAATAACAAAGAATGGTGTTAATTTAATCAATGACGAGGGAATAAGAGATACATTGATTGATTTACATAATTATGCTGCAATGGCGTTAATGTTAATAGACGAACCAACCAAATAATTTCTTATATTCTTATATTCTTATATGATTAGATACTTTTAGATTGTGACCCATTGTTATCTTCCCAGTCGTGAAATATCCAATCACCTATCGGTATAGTATGATTGGATGTAATTAAACAAGATAATACATCACAATCAACCGGAGAGATTTCGGAATTTGGTAAATCTTTTACTTGAACAAATTGCTTACTATCAGGATTATAAATTAAATGACTGCCTGAAACTAAAATATAGTCATCATTATCATTATTATTCCTAATGTTTCGTTTTACTCTATACATTTTTTCAATAATAGTGCCATTTTCATCTAAATTGCTTAATTTCATTACCGATAATACTCGTGTTCCATTTTTCAATATACTATTTAATTCAACATCCTTCATTGACACTTTATTTCCATTTTTCAAATCAAGTTTGGTTTCTGGATGAAAACATAATGCTCTAACCAATTGCCCAGGAGGACCAGACCAAGCACTTGACATTGTCATTATTGAACCATCTAATACATAAAGCGTAGTCGTCATAATACCAATTACTTTTCCAACCATATCTTTTATATTAATAACAGTGCGCTGTACTTCTACCATGAGATTGAATAAAGTCGCAAATATGTTAGAAAATGCGTCCATCATAGAAAATCGAAAGTATTTTGTAAATTCTCTAAAATGGTCAAACGTTCCTGTTAATTGGCCAGTAATATCACCTAATATATTAACATTGAAATTCAATGGTTTCAATAAATCATCCATAAACCCTTTTTGCATAGATTGAATACAATATGCGAAATTTTTACCAGTATCATGTCCAAAAAATGAAGCAAAAGGCATAACAAGTGGCTGACATCGATATACAGGCCAATTATCCTTAATACGCTGCATTCCAACAACTACTAAATTAAAAATATAGAGAAATATAAATATAAATACTATAATTATAGATAAAGTTAAATCTGATGTCTTCATATTAAAGTATAATGTGATTATTTATTATGAAGAAAAGTTATATTAAAAGTTATATTAAAAGTTATATTAAAAGTTAAAAATAAAATATTAATTCTATCTAGCATCAAATTCAGCATTAGCTTCGGCTGTAGTAGCAATCACGGCTGCTTTTTCAATGAGACCTTGACTAACGGCATTTGGTACTTGCGGTATAGGACCACACATGCCTTCCGGGCAAGGATAACTATAGTCATTATTATTATCACAGCATGACACACCACAACCAACCCCACCACTTGCGCTGCCGCCACCGGCTAATGCTCTATTTGCACTATTTTGGCCGGCATCTTGTTTGGCTCGATCACCAATAGGATCATTTGGACCTCCAGTAGGCGCAGAAAAATCAGCACCTCCTCTCATCTTTCTAAGTCTTCGCGTGTATTTCTTTTTAATTCGAGTTCGGCGATTTTTAGTGCCCTTACGATTTTTAATACTTTTGCGATTCTTGATGCTCTTACGATGCGCTCTTATACTTTTTATATTTCTGATACTTCTATATCTCGTTCGTCGATTTCTTTGTCTTCGACGACTTTTCATATTATTATTCTTCATTTATATATTAATATAAAGATATTATTATACTTTGTATTATATAATGGATACGCTTGACCGCCTGAATCTAAATAAAATGATTGATGCAAATAATGTTGAGGATTGTACAATTGAAATACGCAATAAAAAACATAGTCCATTGATACGCGAAGATGTCATGCGAATGATGTCATTAAAAAAGAAATACAGCCGTCTATCTCAATCGAACCCCAAAGAATTTGACGCGATGTGTGTTTCGCAATGTAGTTTTTTATTTAACAATTACATGGATATTTTCAACAAGTTAAAGAAGGATGAATTGAACCTAAGTATTTTACATAATTTATTAGATATCCTTAAGAAAATTGAGGATGAAGAAATGGATCAACATAATGCCGCATTTCAGGTTGGTAAATTATTGAAAGAAATGTATATTGATAGTGCATTGACTAAGGCTGAACGAATTGATAAAAAGACAGGTAAAAAAACACAAGTAGCTAAGCCTAAAGAGAAAAAGATTACTTGGGCTGAATTTAAAGCCAAACACCAACAACAATCTCTCTAAATTATAAAAAAATACTTAAAATTATCTCTCTTATGAATATAATACAACATGTCAACAAGTAATAAATCTAACGCCAACCCTACATCAATAGTGGTAATAGTTGAATCTCCTTCCAAATGTAAGAAGATTGAACAATTTTTAAATAAGCATAATTCATCTTCTGGTATTCAATACAATTGTATTGCGAGTTATGGACATATTCGTGAAATGAATGGACTTGAATCAATCAATATAAATGATAATTTTAAACCGATGTTTATTGAAAGTAAATCGAAGAAAGACCAAATCTCAAAAATTAAAAAAGCAATTAAGGAAGCTGATGAAGTTATTTTAGCCTCAGATGATGATAGAGAAGGCGAAGCAATTGCTTGGCATATATGTCAAGTGTTTAATCTCTCTGTAGAAAATACTAAACGCATTTTATTTCATGAAATAACTGAACCAGCACTACATAGAGCGATTGAAACACCGACGCGTGTTAATATGCCGATGGTCAATGCGCAAATAGCTCGTCAGGTCTTAGATATACTGGTTGGTTATAAACTTTCTCCATTATTGTGGAAACATATTCAAGATGGCTTGTCGGCAGGACGTTGTCAAACACCGGCTTTGCGTCTTATTTATGAAAATCAAAAAGAAATAGAGAAATCGCCTGGAAAACAGAGTTATGTTGTGACAGCCTATTTTACAAATAAAAATATTCCTTTTGTTTTGAATCATGAAGAACCGAAGGAAGAGAAGATGAGAGATTTTTTAACAGATAGTTTAACGTTTAATCATACATTCAAAGAATACACTTTAAAAAATAAAACATCAGCACATCCCAAAGCATTTACGACAAGCACAATACAACAAACGGCAAGCAATGAATTACATATCTCTCCAAAGGAAACAATGTCGTTATGTCAAAAGTTATATGAAGGTGGTTATATTACTTACCCTAGAACAGATAGCACGAATTATAGTGAAGAGTTCAACAAAAAAATGAAAGATTGTATTATTCAAACTTATGGTGAAGCTTATGTAGAAGAGAAGAAAGAAGAACCACAAAAAACCCCACAAAAAAAACCAACCAACAATACAAAGACCACAAAGACCGCAAAGACCGAAAAAACTACAGAGCAACCACACGAAGCAATCCGCATTACTGATTTAAAGTGCGAAGATCTTGATAAAACTACATACACCTCAAAAGAAAATCGTATGTATCGATTAATTCGCAAAAGGACATTTGAAAGCAGTATGGCTGATGCAACCTTATCGGTATTAAACGCTATTATTACGGCACCCTTAAATCACGACTATCACTTTCAAACTGAAAAGGTTATTTTTCCTGGGTGGAAAATTATTGGTGGTTATGATGATGTAAACAAAGAATATACATATTTACAATCTATGAAATCTAATCTCTCAATGCCTTATCGTAAAATAAAGGCAAACATTCATTTGAAAGAAACAAAACAGCATTATACCGAAGCGCGATTAGTGCAATTGCTGGAAGAGAAAGGCATTGGACGTCCATCGACCTTTTCTTCTTTGATAGATAAAATCCAAGAAAGAAAATATGTGAAAAAAGAAAATGTGAAAGGAAAATTAATAACATGTAATGAATTTGAAATTATAGATGATACAAAGCATGAAGAACCTAGAATTACGGAAATACAAAATAACCGAGAATTTGGAAATGAAAAGAATAAATTGGTTATTACGCCAACTGGTATAATGGCATTAGAATTTTTGCTTAAACATTTTGATACCTTTTTCCAATATTCATACACAAAAAAAATGGAAGATGATTTGGATAGCGTAGCAAAAGGGAATAAGGTATGGTATGATATTTGTAAAATAGGTAATGATGAAATAGAAAATCTCTCTTCATCTATTTTGGAAAGGGGTAAAGAAACCATTCGTATTGACGATGAACATACTTATATGATAGGTAAATATGGTCCAGTGATTAAATGTTCTTTGCCGAACACAAGCACATTGCCAAAAAACAAAAGCAAAAGCAAAAAAAGCGGGAGTGGTGGTAGTGATGTATCCTTTAAGGCCGTGCGAAAAGACATTGATTTAAATAAACTAAGAAATGGTGAATATACATTAGAAGAAATACTAGAAACAGCCGAAAATAAACAACAAGCTCAGTCTATTGGCCTGTTTCAAGAGAAGGCAGTTTATGTAAAAACGGGTAAATTTGGAAAGTATTTAGAATGGAATGGTGTATCAAAATCTCTCAAACATCTTAAAATGGAAGTGTCTCAAGTAACAATGGATGATGTTGCAGAAACATTATATGATATAGAAGCTGACATGGCTGGTGCAACAGGCACAGGCACAGGCACAGGTTCAGGAAATTCACGTATTATAACGGAAGATGTTTCAATACGTAAGGGGAAGTATGGATATTATATATTTTATAAAACCAAAAAAATGAAGAAACCTCGCTTTTTGAAATTAGATGGGTTTAAGAATGATTATTTAACGTGTGATATAGAACTAATCAAAGAATGGTTTGTAAAAACATATAAGGTTGAATTGTAAATTTATCTTCGTCTACTCATCTGTTTATTTTTCTTGTGGGTTTTGTTTTTTCGTGTATGTTTTGTTTTTTTGTAGGGTTTGTGTTTTCGTGTATGTTTATGTTTACGAATTTTCTTATGTTTTTTAGTATATTTACGCTTTTTGCTTCCACCACCAGGCTTTCGGAAACTTCTGGGTCTGAAAAGGTTTCTTGTGTGCTTCTTCACTTGGGGTGGGATGAATAAAGGATTACCATTTTTCCTCCCTACTGATGTCTCCCCTACTGATGTCTCCCCTAATGGGGTCTCCCCTAATGGGGTCTCACCTACTGATGTCTCCACTAATGGGGTCTCCCCTAATGGGGTCTCCCCTAATGGGGTCTCCCCTACTGATGTCTCCCCTACTGATGTCTCCACTAATGGGGTCTCCACTACTGATGTCTCCCCTAATGGGGTCTCCCCTACTGATGTCTCCCCTAATGGGGTCTCCCCTACTGATGTTTCTTCTTCTTCTAACGTTTTCGTATCTACTACAGGTTCAACTTCAGAAAAAAAAGAAAATTCTATTTTTTCTTTAACCATATGATACAAATCACCTATAGTATATGATAGTTCTGTATCGGGTTTAAATATATCCATTACACTTTTCGCATCTTCGTATGTAAATATATCACTTTCATCCTCTTTTTTAGGAAAAATAATTTGTCCTCCAATAGCTTCTTCTATATGAGCACTAATTAATGATATAGTTGCGGCGTTTTCATCATCTTTAAATTCATCATAAAAAAAGTGTGAATACAATAAAAAATTTTTAATGTTGTTCAATTTTTTAGATGTTAATGTCATATCTCTACGAATATGTGTTTTAATATTTACTAAAAACTGAATATGAATTAAATGTTCTCTTTTTGTAATATTTTTATTATAAAATTGTTCATTTAGTTTTTTTTTCTCTGTATTTATTCTCTTTCTTCTCTTTGTTCTATTCTCTCTCCCCCCTCCGTTTTTCTTTTTATTATTTAAGACACCTTGAAAGATATCATTTGAACAATTATTTTTCCTAGAAGTATTATTTTCTATCAACCCGCCACCAACATGACTTTCGTCTTCTTCGTCTTCTTTGTAGGCTCCGTCGCATTTTTCAAATATATTGTCATTTATTGTTTGTATAATAGTAGAAAGTTGTATTTTGATGTTATTTGGGTTTTTAAGTGTCATAAAATATAATGTAGTAAGTATCGGATATAAGATATTTTTTTTTTTATTTATTAATTCTTGAATCTGTATTTCGTATCCTTCTATTTCTCTTTGTCCATTTATAACTGTGACTTCTCTATTACCTATCTGAATACGCAGACGATTAAGGCTTTCAATTCTAGTAGTTAGATTTTTTTTTTTTTTTTCTTTATCGTCTAAGTTTTTTTTCAAATAGAAACTCAACCCATTATATAACCATTCTAATAATTTTATATTTTCAGAATTTTTAAAAATTTCTGTAATATTATCGTCGTCACCAGTATTATCAATATTGTCTTTTGGATTATATTTTAAAGTGATAAATGAGGATAATATATAATATAAAAACATATTTTTTTCTTTTTCCATCAAGGAATCTAAAAAAATATTTATATAATCATTTTCCAGATTATTATATTCACTGAAAATGTCCAAGAGATTAAAAAAATCATCTTTTTCATAATAAGATTTGTCAACTCTATACTTATTCACAAATTCCTTTAAAATTTTTTCTTCTTTTTCTTCAAGTTTATCGTCATTATATTTATTTTTTTTTGTTAAAGTTTTAAGTATTTGTAATTCACCAGAGTCAATTAACTTTTTAACTTCTTCTGTATACGGATTATACCAGAAGGCATTGCTGAGACGAGACACCAACCCACCTCCTCCACTTTGCACCACAGGTTGTTTTAATACACGTGGAACTGATTGTTTCCCACCAATATAAATGTCATTTGACAATTTATCTGATTTTGAATTTTGATTTTTAAATATCATGACATGGGTTTTATAATCATCTTTTTTTTTCTTATCATAATATGTCATCGGTGCATGAAATATGACATTTGCACCCATTAATAAAGCATATGCACACGCGATTTGGTCATGTGTTTGAAAATAAACTTTTCCGAGTTCCTTGTTGTTAATAGGGTGATTCGTATATAATTTCCCATCTTTATCTTTAGTATTAATAAAATTACGAGTATGTATATCAAAACAAGCTAACACTTGTAACCAATCTCCAGCTCTTTTTCGTTGGAAACCACAAATTGTTTCAAATCTATCTTTTGGGGTGTTCATTACTTTAAAAAAATTTTTGATTCTATCCAGAATTTTTGCTATAGAATTTTGATTAATTGATGTTGTATTTGAAAAAGTTAAACTTTCATTACTAGGAGAAGATACCTTGATTTCACCTTTAAGTTTAGTATATTTTTTTTTGTTATTGATTATACCTTCAATTGGTGGTAAAGTAAATGTATACTTCGAAAAAAACAAATCTTTTTTATTATTATCATTAAATTTCGTTTCATTTTTTAGTGGGAAGTATTCTTGTGCGCCAGGTGTAATATCTAAAATTGGTATAACATTTATTCCTGTATCTTTTTTAATTTCCTTATTAGTATATATATTTGTTTTTAGAGCAGGATCATTTAATACTTCTGGCACCATAGCAAAATAAATTGTTGGATTGGTACCACCATAAGCTTTATTCCATGTATCTTTTTTAATTTTTTCAAAAAAATGATGTTGAGCAAAATCTACAACTAAAACTGAATTATTTTCTATTTTGCCTGGTTCTTCGACAGGGTTGTTAGTAAATAAGTCTTCAGGCGTGACTTTAACTACATATGCGTCATATTTATGATATTCAAAATCGGAATTTTTATTTTTTATACTAAAATTTTCATATATTTTTTGGTCATCAACATTTATATCTGATGTAAATAAATCACAAATTTCTTCTAAACATTGTTTTTCTGTCCATATATTTTTAGGTATATCGCCCGATGTTGGTAATGCATCATTGTAGTATTCTTTATTTTCTCGTTTTTCTATGAAAGTTCTGAAATCCTTGTCAAAATCATGCATAGAATCAGCCCAAGATAAATTACTTTCTGTTTCTATAAATTTATTATTTTGTTTAATATATTTATTCATATCTTTATATTTTAAAAATATTTTAAAAATATTTTTAAAATATTAAAAAAATAGTAACCAATAAACTTTACTTTACTTTACTTTACTTAACATAACCAGCTGGAACACGAATATTGTATTTTTTATCCATTTCATTGCGGAGTGAATTAAATTCTAGTGAAAAATCAAAAGGAAAATTTTGAAAATTGATTAATCGTCCATCATGAAACCGAAATTTAAATTTCAAGCGTGTAATACGTTCAATTGGTGGATCATAATGAACTATATTATGCTGAAATAATGTGCGTGAATCATAACTATTTTCAGTATTGCTTCTAATAGGAATTTTTGCAAAGGCCGAATTTACTTTTCCAGCATAAGCATTATTGCCATAGATTTTAGTAGAGCTTTCATTGTATGGATATAATTCATCATAAGAATTATATTTATCCACTTCTAAATAGATACAATTATCGCCATTTATTGTAAAAGATAAAGGAGCTTCAATATAATTTCTTATATCGACACCATTACCCCCAGATACATTAGATGGCAATACATAATCAAAATCTAAACCGGTTAAATCTTCTAGCGAATGATATGTTTTTTTCTCAAACCCTAAATAATAAGGAAGACCCCATTTGGAATGATTATCCCAAACAATAGGCTGTTGTTCACAATTACTAAAATCATAAGTAATTTTATTTTCAAAATTTAAATTGAAAGATAAATCTGTATGTCCAAACCACATTTTGTGCTTGACTTCATCATAAAAGACATTAAAACTAGCATCAGAATTAATTGTTCTATTCATTTTATTAGTTAATTCAATCGATAGTTGTTCAGGCGTATAAAATCCTTCTTGTATAGTGATTTCCTTTAATACATTACCAATCGTAAATTTAAATTTAGTATTTTGGTAATCATTACTAAAAGTGAAAAATGTTCCAGGCATGGTGGATTGGACTAATCGCATCGATTGGACGTTTAACAAAGTTTCTGGAAGCATAATTTCAAAAGTATTAGAATTAGGCCACTTGGTAATATCTCTATCTTCTGAATGAACCGAAACCAATTTTCTGTCTAAAACATAATTTTGTTCACGATTTATTAATGGTTTAGAATTACCTAGAGAGAATTCTTGGTTATGATTATGATAACTCATTTATATAAAATAAATATTATAAAAAATCATAATATTTACCATAATGTTTATAATAGATAATAATCATAATAATCATTACAATAGACATTATTTTATAATATATTATTATATACAATAATGTCTATGGCTTCAAAACCAAAAATAGCAGAAGGAGCACAAACAAGCATAGCAAGATTCGATACATCAGGAGCTAATTTGTTGAAACCAGGAGCCTCCTATAAAGAAAGAGGTGGGTTCAATTATATTATTAATAGTATGTTTTTAGTAGCCATTGTGGGTATGTGTATTAAAACATTTTTTGGAAATAATACATCATCTGATGGAACATATGGTCGCGCAAATTCAACGATATATGGTTATGGTGTAGTAGCATTTGCTGTATTAACTGTCATGTTTATTAGTTTTGCTATACATGATAAAATTGGTAAAATTGAGAAAAAAAGTGGGTTCAGTGGTATAATGGATTTTGTAAAATCATTTGTAAATAGTTCGGCACCTTCAATCATAACTATAATTGTTTTAGGTTGGATTATTGCATTAAATGTATTGTATTATGAACGGATTAATATGGGGAAAGTCGCGACAGAATATTATCAATTATCGGCTGGAACATCATTTTTATTTATGTTCCAAATTGTTTGTTTATTTCAATATTTAAGATTGTTTATACAAATGAAAACAAAGACAAGTGATGATAAAGACGGAGCTCAAACGCAAAATCGAATTGCCTTTGCGACCTATTTTATAAGTGCAATTAATTTAATTGTGGCAGGTATGATGACTATTATTTTGACATTTTTTTCAACCGATGGATAAACTAATAAACTTATACACTGATAAACTTGTATGTAAGACCATATTCGGTATCTGTTTCCCAAATTCCATATATTTTAAGAATAAATTCATTTTTCTCTTTATATAAAATTTCATTAAATATTTTTAAAAAACCATTAGTTAATTGATCTTTAATTCTATAAATGGGTGTTTTTTTTTCAAATTTGTATCTATTCATAATATGTTGTTCAATATTAGAAATTTTAATAACAATATCATCGTGATTTTTTATATCAAAAAGACATTTATATTTATTAAAAGATTTTTCAATGTTATATAATTTTATATTAAATGATACAAATATGCCATTTAACGAAAATGTTTCATTGGAATAAATAACTCTTGAAAAATTACTATTTTCCATAACAGTGTTTTTAACCCTATCTAAAAAAAAAATATTATTAATATCAAAATCGCCAAGTTTCAGTACAACATACATTAGTCTATATTTATATTTGTCATGTTTTTAAGTAATCTTTATAACATGACATTTTTATACATTAATAAAGATACAATATCTTTTTCTTTTAGGTCTTGTTGTCCGCTTTCAATTAATTTTAAAACATGAAAACATTGCTTTATAGTATTTTCATCATAGTTCTTTTTTTTCAGTCTTAGATAAGAAAGCCAAAGATGTGATATAGATGGATGACTTATTTGATATAAATTAAATTTATTTAAAATATAATTTATAACATTATCATTTACACTATTATCATTTACACTATTCATTATATAATTATTAGATAGTGTAATACTTATATTAATTAAATACTTATATAATGTTATTAAATAAAGACAAAAATATATAATAATGTATTAAAAAATATATAATAAATGAAAATACAAGAAACACATTTTGATCACTATATACAATTACATAAAGAAAATTCATTACACCCTCAACTCTCAAAACTATATGATAAATTCCCTGACAAAATATCTAATCTAAAAAATCTAATTTTTTATGGACCAAATGGTGTGGGAAAATATACGCAAATGTTGGCTGCTATAAAAAAATATAGTCCATCTGAATTAAAATATGAAAAAAAATTAAGTATAACTTATAATAAAAATGTTTATTTTTTCAAAATAAGTGATATACATTATGAAATCGATATGTCACTTATTGGTTGTCATTCGAAAATGTTATGGAATGATATTTATAATCAAATTGTAGATATATTATTATCAAAACAAGAAAAATCAGGAATTATTGTTTGTAAATATTTTCATGAAATACATAGTGAATTATTGGAAATATTTTATAGTTATATGCAAACACTTAATACAAAAAGCATTGATTTAAAATTTATAATAATAACAGAAGAATTAAGTTTTATACCAGAAAATATAATTAATTGTTGCCGTTTAATAAATGTTCCTAGACCATCAAAGAGTACTTATAATAAATGTTTAAAAATAAAAATAAATAAAAATATTAATTTATCGGAAATAACAAATATAAAATATTTAAAAGGTTTGAATGATGTGTCTAATGATGTAAAAAATATAAATATCAATGAAAATATTTGTAGTTTAATAGTAGATTTTATATTGAACTATAATGATGATGAACATTTTTTTTATAAAATGAGGGAGAATTTATATGATGTTTTTATTTATAATTTAAATCCATATGAATGTGTATGGATTATATTGAATAAGTTGATATTTTTGAAAAAAATTAAATCAGACAAAATGACAAATATTTTGATAAAAACGCATGTATTTTTGCAATATTACAATAATAATTACAGACCAATATATCATTTTGAAAACTTTATAATGTTTTTAACTATGAATGTTCTAGAAGGAGAAAACCATATAATATAAATTAATTCATATAATATAAATTAATTCATATAATATAAATAATTAAAAATCAATTAGTTTCATGATATTAATTCAATAAGTAAATGTTTATTATTATCTAGACTTTTCCAATTTTCTATAATTTCTTTTTTTAATGTATCATTATCATTTATATTATGAATACATTTATGGTATTCTTTATTTAATGTGATTTTTATCATTTTTAGCATTTGTTCTACAAATCCATTTATATTAATAATAAAAAAATTTTGTAATTTCCCAAATTTATTAATTAATTTTGAAAGTTGAATGCCGGTATTAATACCCAATGTATGTTTTATTCCAAAATCTTCGAAATCAATAATCCATGACCATTTATCAGGGTTTATATGGTTTAAATATTTTGTGCAATGGTTTACAATACCATTTGTATCATCATATTTGCTCGCATTAGATATTTTGGTATAAAAAATATGACCTCCTTCTAAAGTATTACAGACTAAATTAAAAGAATGTGAAGTGAAATCTTTACTACATATATTACATATTTCATTCATTAGATGTATATCTTTTATTTGTAAATTTTGTCCCTTATTCATAATGATATTATATTAATTTATTAATTTTTTATGTGATAATTAACGTAAAAATACATTACAATTATAATTATAATGTATTTTTATATATAAAAAAAAGCCTTACGTGGGACTTGAACCCACGGCCCTCAGATTAAAAGTCTGATGCTCTACCGACTGAGCTAGTAAGGCGAATTGAATATATTTATGATTTTTTATAAAATTTTATTATGATTTTTTATTATATTTTACGACGATGCCTCCTTCTTTCGCACAATCTTTTTCTTTACAGGTGCTGGTGTAGCTACAGGAGCAGGTGCTGGGACAGGTGCTGGCGGAGTAGCTTCGCGCACAACCTCCGGTTCCGGTTCTTGTTCCTGTTCCTCGTCACTATCATCTTCGACGACAACACCTACTTCATCGGTGGAAGCAATAGTAGTATTGGTCGTCATAGCGGACTTTGCGGAAGAAGAAAGCGAAATCAAACACTTCCCCTTCATAGAAGGCTTAGGTTGAACAACTGCTTGAAACAATCGCCAAGTGCAACCAAACTTTCCATTCGCAAACCAGAGACCACCGCATTGGACAATCGCGACAATATTAACACCCTTAGGGATAAGATCCATCGGAGAAGCACCAGTTTCAGTATCTGGATACATCATATTTCCGGTTGGGTCATAAATTTCGCAATTAAACTTACCTTCCCAGCAAGGCAACTTGACCTTCAAGGTAGGTGCCTTTGTCGTATCTGGTTCACCTGTTTGAGGGTCTTTAGAATACTTCAACATCGGCGTCCAGAGCGCTTCAATAACTTCAGGTGTCATTGTCTTCTTATTAAACCAAGCCATAGAATTGCGCACGGCTTCGCTCTTAATATGATTTTCCAACGCTTGAAACTGGGCCAAAAGAATATCAGTTTCAGGCGTGCTATAATCTGTGCGAGGGAATTGAATTGCCATATCAAATGTTTCCTTCCCACTAGTCTGGTCCTTAAATGATGAGGCTCCCCAAGTTAGCATAGGCACTTCCATATTAAGATACAATCCCTTCTTGGTTGGCTTATACAATACATTAGCGCTTTTACCACCTGACTTATTAACCTTCGGCGCGGTAATATCAATATCGGAAAGCTTAAAAGTCATTCCGGAGGCGACGTTGGATTCAGCAGATTGGTTGTTGGTAGTTGATGAACTCATATTGTTTATCTTATGATACTATACTATCAAGCGAAATGTTTAAATCAATTTTTTCCATAATTCATTACAATTTGTAAAATTTAAAATACTTTTCATCATAATCAAAAAAATATATAATTATTATATATAAAGAGAAATGGGTAATGCGTCAGTAAAAGCACGTCATCATTCAAAAGCACACACGCACAAAAAACGCAATCATTCGAATTATAAATATCGCCACACCAAACGCAATCATAGACGTAATCATAAACATTGCCATTGTAAGCGTAAAAACTGCAATCACCGAAATTGTAAATGCAAAAACTGCCATCATAAATATCACGGAGGATCGCCTAGGGGCAGTCCATTAAGACCTGGATCAAAAAGTACTACTTCTGGTGCTACAAAGAGAGATAGAGAAACAGAACAATCATTACTTTCTAAGTTACAAGACCGACAAGCAGCAAGAGAAGTAAGAAGAATTAATAAATTAATCGATAGAAAAGCAGCTAAACAAGCTGAACAAAAAAGATATACTCAATCAACTAAACCACCAAGCAGAAGAAAAAGTATTTGAATATATTAAATAATAAATAATAATGAATTTTATTTATTATTAATGAATAATACAACATAGCCCTACGTGGGACTTGAACCCACGACCCTTAGATTAAAAGTCTAATGCTCTACCGGCTGAGCTAGTAAGGCGAAAAATGTTATATTTTATTAATTTTTATTAATTTTTTTAGATAATTTTTATTATAATTTAAACAATAGTGGCGGCGGCAGCGGTGGCGGCGGCAGCAGCGGCAGCGGCAGGGCTCTTAGCGAAGTGAGGGCTCATGTATCGCTGAAGGTTGAAGTAAGTGAGCTCTTCGCCGCTGTTAAGCTTAAGGAGGGAAGACAACTTAGTGTCGGCATTAATGCGTCGACCATTGGTCTTGTCTTGAAGCTGGTTAGCGCGAATGTAAGCATTGATTTCGCGAGTCACCTCAGTGCGCGCCATCTCAGTGCCCTTGGTCTTTCCCAAAAAAGAGGCAAGCTCGTCAGAGATAAGCGTAGGCTTCACAAAACCGCTGGGGGAGCGGTTTCCAGTCTTGCGCTTACGCTTACCGGCCTTAGTGGCGCTCTTGAGTTCGCGGGACGCTTTCTTTTCGAGCGCACGAAACTCGGTCTTCAGGGTAGAAATAAGACCACCAAGAGCTTGAAGTTTGGTCATGAAACCAGAGAATTCAATGGAAACATTGGAGGCTTCGACAACCGCAGGGGCAACCTCTTCGGTAGCAACAGGGGCGACAGCTTCGACAACGGGCTCCTTTTTCTTGGAAGCGGAAGCCTTTTCAGCCTTAGGCTTGGCGGCGGCAGGGGAAGCAGCAGCAGCGGACTTGGCGGCGGCAGGAGTGGACTTGGAAGTCTTGGTGGTCTTGGTTTGGGCAGGAGCAGTATCGGTCTTGGAGGTTTTTCCGGGCATCTTCTTATACTCTACTATAATAAGATTTATTTAAGTTATTTAACGCATTATATTATATTATATTTAATTGTGATGATAATGCCTATATAAATAATTTAAAAACACCCAAAAAAACTCAATAATCCTAAATATAAACGAATAAACTAAATTATATATGATTTTTAAAATACTTTTTAAGCATTACCAAGAAGTTGCGTCAATATATTTGTAATAGCTGCTTCAGTACCTTCTTTTTTCTCCCCTTTTTTTCCTTTATTTTTCCCTTCTTTAAAACCTTCATTAACTTTTTGCATTGATAAAGCACCCAATGATAGTAATAAAACCGCCAATAAAGCTAAAACTACATATTTTTTAGATCCTTTACTATAATTATTTTTCATTATTATATATTATTTACATATAATAATTTATAAGAGACCAAAAAATTATATATTACACCAATCCAACATCATCATCAATCATCAATCATCAATCCTGTGCGGCACTATACCTATCTTCTTCTGGCTCATGCTGTAATAAAGAAAATTCAGCATTATTTTTTGCATCTCTTACTGTATTTATATGACCGTGTATTGTTTGAAAATCACTAATAAATTGATTAATAGAATATAATCCCTCTTTTTTTGAATTTCTATTGCGTATTTTTGATAAATAGCATAATGAGTATAATAATATAATAAATAATATAATAAATAAAATTTTTTTTATTTGTGATTTATTACCAAATATTGATGTATGTTTCATTATTATATACTATAATGAAACATATATTTTATTTTATAGATTATTCTATATGATTAAAAAACAGATTGAAATAACCAGGGTATTGCTGTAGCAGCATCACTACTTACTAAAGTTAATGCACACAATACATAATTAGCTCCTAAACACTTACTATCATGATTAATTCCGCTTCTAACTAATTTTTCAATAATAGTTAATGCAATGTCTTGTAAAATAGGAAATAACGCTATACGTAAATCTATAATGTGTATCATTCTAAATAAATCATGATGATTTGGACAAATTTCATTTTTAACTATTGGAGACAAATTTGCTCGATAACTCCATATATCATGTAATTCGTAAATAAATCGTATTAAATCAGTATTTGTTAAATTTGTAAACCATTGCTGATGTGTATAATTTCCTAAAATGTCAATATCATGGAATACTGAAAATATTCTATCATCTATATTTTGTAAAAATGTTTCATTTGAATTATTCATATTATTATTCATATTATTATCAACAATTGTATTAGAATCTGATGATGTAGTATCATTTATTTTTAATTGTATTTTCTCCTTAAAAACTTTACTTAATCTGATTAATTTTAACATATTTTTTTTTACAGATTTTAAAAAAATATTACGATTATATGGATTGGATACATTTTCATTTTGGCGATTAAATAAATTATAAATAGACATTATATCAAACCCATAAATTGTATTATCAGCATCTTTAAAGCTATAAAATTGCGAAAAAGGAATATCTACAATATTATCCATCGTAAAAAAATCGGTATCATTTACACATAAATTTCTTTTAAACAAAGCAGGTCCACGCAATTTATTATATGTTTTCAATAAATATCTACGCCAAGCGTTCTGAATAATTAGAGCATTATCATACAATTTAAAATAATTATATATTTTTTCAATAATATGAGTTTTATTAACACTACCTATTTTAATTTTATAATGATTTGCGATCTCCTTTAATTGTTTAATTGTATAATTAACTTTTAATAAAATACTATAATTTTCTTTAGTAGGCATAATGTATTCAGATTTTTTTTTACTAACTTTCTTAGAAGAAGCAATTGACCTAATCATAATGTCATCATTTTTAATATCATCATTTGATATAATTTTATTAATTATAATTTTATTGTCATCATTTTTACTTTCACTATTATCGTTTTCCATAATCCTTGTATTTATATGATATTAATAAAATGTTTTAATATCATTTACATTATTTATATTGTATGTATGATAGACATTCGTGTAGTATTTGACAACTCCTTATTGTTTTTGTTGTTGTTATTTAATTTAGACATATGACTTATACTATTCAAGAGAGAAATACAATCATATCTTGTTTCAATATAATCCGAAAATGCTTTTAACCCACCAGGTGTGGCATTAAATTGTAATAGTGAGTTATTATTATTTTTACACCATAATATAAACCCTTTATAGTCGTTTAGAAAAACAGATGTCATAATATAATAGGCAAACACGTGTGTATTTTCTTTATATAAATTATTTCTTATATAAGTATTTTGATTTTTCTTCTCATATAAATCAATGTATTTTAATCCCATAAAGTCTAGTATTTTTGTACACTGATAAATGGAAAACATTCGTTCCATTTCTAAACAAAAATTTACATTTAATAAAAAAGTTTTTTTATCCTTTTTATTTTCGAGAGAATTAAAACTACAAAACGCACAATTAACTATTCTCCCCCATGTTTCTGTGTATGCTTCATAAACATCAAAATCACTATTTATAGGAAAAATAGAATACAATGTTTTCTTGAGAGACCCAATATCACTTCTTGCAAAATCTAGGCCATAAGAATGAAATGTTTCATGTACAAATACTTTAAACCATTCTTCTTCGCGATAAATAATCATTTGCCCATTTACAGCACAAGCCGAGGTGAATGCTGTATTTACATGGTCCGGTCCTAAAACTCCGGAAGGTGTTCCGGGCAATACCTTTGTAAATGGTGTAGGGTATATATATATATCTAGCGTAGTAGCGCACGATTTGCTCGCATATTTATTACATATACTTAACCATATATACATCATTTTAACATGTTGAACATATAAATCGATATTATTCAAATCATTTTTAGAAAAAAGAGTAAAATGTATATTAATCTCTCTACCTCCAACATTCCCACACGAAAAAATAAGTTGTTCTTTTTCATTGTCCTTTATATATTTTTGTATATGAGCAGGGAAATAGCGAGAACTATGCAAAGAAGGTTGTGATTTTTTATCATCATCACTTGCTAGTCTATGTTTTAAACATCCCTCTTTAAAAATAATTTCATTTGCCTTATAAATATCTTGGTAAAGAGAGATTAATGCGTTTTCGACAAATTTATCCTCACTTTTTGATAACTTTCTATTTTCACATTTACCAAATGAATTTAAAAATGGTTTCATTAAGGTGTCTATTTTAGATGAAAAATTCATATATAAACTAAAAATATTATATAATAAAAAACATATTACATAATATTCATTAAAGTATTATTAATATAATAAATAATCATTATACTTCTTGTTGTAATTCACGGCGAACCCTCATCAAATCATTGAATACAATAGCAGGTTTACCTCTAGTAATATGTTCTAGTTTGGCCTTCTTGGTTGCTAATAATAATTTTTTCAAATCAGCATTTTGTGTAAATTTCGCTCGCATTGCAGATTCCATCTCCATCTCTCCACGCACATATTTCATACCTTGTGTTTTCTTGAAAAAGTCAGGATCGATTGTAACATTCTTAGGACGAACCAATACCTTCTTCTTTACTCCATCTACCAATTTTGTAGTCATTCCGGATTTACCTCCAGCCGCCTTCGCTAATCCAGCATCTTTGGCAATATCAGAGTCAGGAGAATCCAATGAAAACTGAATATAAAATTCTTTATTATTGCGTTTAAATTTCGATGCTTGATAATAGTGCTCAACTGAAGCCCAGCGATGCTTATCTAAAACAAATTCAGCCATCCAAAAATTTGATAATTTTTTCCGCCATTCAGGAATTTTAGCCAATTCAGCATAAGCATCAGTTCCTTCCTCGCCAATACTCTCTCCAGCACCTTTACCTGGTAGAGGTTTATCAATCGATTTACTATAAAATCTGAAAATAGTTCCATTATTATATAAATCAGACGTTGTTTCTTGGGTGGCAGGCTGCATTGTCATTTGTGTTTGAGACATAGTATCATCCATACTAGTTTTTTCGAGTTCTAATACTTTCTCTTCATCATTATCATTATCATCTCCATTATTCAATTTTATTTTATAACTAGCAAAATCAGGAATTAAACTATAAGGCCCAGCCATTTTTTCCAAACATTTTTCAACAACTAACATTTTCACGTCTTCTGGTAATTCTGAATAGTTGAATGATTTTTTATTCTTATATGTAATCATTTGATAATGATAACCACCATAATAACAGGCCAAAATATAAAAAGAAGGTTCAAAATTTCCCTTTTGTTCTAATTTATCATCCATTATCCCACACTGCAATACATTAATCGTATCTCCTTCTTTGAAATTCTGTTCGGAAAAAATAATAGTTTTTAAATTGAGTTCTCTCTCGAGTGTAGAAATTGCCCAAGAATCAGCCCAAAATTCACTAGTTTTCATTTTTAATTTTAACATCGAGAGATTATCAATTCCTTTCATAAATTCATATTCACTGACATTCACTCTCGTATTTTTTCTTTGTGTTTTTAGATCAATATGTTGTTTTTTCATTTCATCTGATTGTTTAATATAACTTAATGATAGGTTTCTGTCCTTTGTTTTTTTCATTGTTGTTTCTAAATCATTATGACGTTTTGTAATATTTTTAATTTCTCGTGAAATTTTCTTTTCTTCATCAATTAAACTTTCATACCTTGTTTTATAATTTTCAAATAAAGCATCTGTTGCATTTTGTGAGAGAATATCTCTCATTTCATCTATTGTTGTGTCTTGGCTATTCTCTTCCAGAGCCAATTTTACCATTGAAAAGAAACAATTTCCGTCATACTTTGTATCTATTATATTATAATCACCATCTTTCATAAATTTTTGTATCCACAATTTATGTTTTGTGCTTTTCTTAGATTCTTTCTTAGATTGTTCTTCATCTTCATCTTCATCGACATCGACAATATCCGATTCATGTATTTCTTCGTACGCAAAACTATATAAGAGGGGTTTATCAAACTTGTTTAAATCAATATCTCCATCAGCATCCAGTATATTTTCTTGATTTGTTGCTATTATTTCATATATACCAATTTGTGTTTTTATTTCATCATTTTCAACTAAGTAAATGGGATAATAAATTATATTTTGGTCTATGTATAAATAGTTAGGTTGCCCCAAAGCAAATACAATAGTTTTTGAAAAAACTTTAGTCTCATATAAATTTGCATCAAATTCTTCATCAGATGAATCTATACCTCTGATTTCATTATAATCTATTTTTTTATTCAATAATGATTTTACCATATTATACTATATATATAAATATTTAATATCATTAAAACATAATATATTTGCTAAAATAAGGGTCATCTTTTAACTCTTGAATATTTTGCCAAAGCCTGACACGACGGAATACAATATCATGATTGTTTGGTTCTGTTTCAAAAAATAATAACACTTGAATTAATTCGTCCTTTACCATTTTTGGTTTATATATTTTATAATATTGTAAAATTTGTATGAGAGATTTAACATTATAATTTTTATAATATAATTCTAATTGTTCAATATCATATGTCTGATGAATATCATTATCATTTATGAATTGAGATAAATCAATATCAGATTCTATTTTTTCATTTTCTGATAAAAAAAAATTAATATTCCCTTCTTCCATTATTGATAGATAAATAGATATATTTATATGTCAATATGTCAATATATTAAATGCCAGATATTTAATATTCAAGATTCATATATATATATTTATTTTTTTATAGCTTCTAACATATCCATGTGTTTAAAAATAGTTTTGTTTGAAATACTAGGATATGATTTATTTTGCATAGAACTAACAATCTCGATACGTTTCAACATTTGACACCATTCATCATCGATTGTTTTTAACATCGAATGTCCATTTACAATTAAAATATATACTAGCTCGGACATTTCATCTACAATATTTACATGGTCTTCTTTTTTTATAAAAGATAATAATTCTTCTTGTATTTCATCAATCATCGAAACAATTTTAGTTGCGGGAACTACATCGTGTAACATTAAATTAATATAAAATGCTCCAAGAGCGCGTCGTTTTTCATTTGTTTTATTATTCTTACAAAATGCGTCATAATCTTTATCTGGGCTACAATACGCAAAATCTTTGAAAATATAAACATCGGTATTTAAATTTGTTTTAAAAATAGTCTTCATAAAATCATATTTATTCATCAAATCTTTGTATAATTTTGCATACATTTTAGAATAAAATTTATTACTGCTTGCGATATCAAATATCGCATCACCAATTTGCTTCAATTCATTACACACATCTTCATTTTCTAAATTATCTGGATTAATAAGATCAATTTCTTGAATGATTTGTTCATACAATTTATCATATGTTTTATCTGTCATTTTATTTAAATGTTTCCTAATTTTATCAATAGACAAAGCAATTCCTTCTTTTTTTTCAAGTGTAGTAGCCTTAAAATTTCTCAAAGCATTCCAATCAGCATCAGATATATCTTTTATTTGAATGCGTGGTTTATTCGCATACCCCATACCATTCCCTGTTCTTTTCTCAAAGTGAGGGGTTTTTATATATTCAGGTGCTCCAACGTTTGTAGCAATTTGTTTTATAATATCAATTGTTTCTGTCGGCAGTTGATAAGTAAATCCTTCCTTTTTAATCTTGTCGAAATCAGCACGTTTATATATTCTACTGGATAAAAGACAAGCCATTTTTATGCTTGATATAAAGATATAAATATATTTATATCAATTTTTTAAATAATACTTAAATGTAAATTATATAGGAATACTATTATAGTATGTCATCTGAAAATAAAATAAGTGAAACTATACAAGAAGTAAAAGAAACTATACAAGAAGTAAAAGAAATTAATGAATGGGAGGATTTGAATGCAAAGACGCCATTATTACGCGGAATTTATGCAAATGGTTATGAAAAACCGAGTCCAATTCAAAGAAAGGCAATTCTTCCACTTTTTGAAAAAAAGGATATAATTGCACAAGCGCAGTCTGGTACGGGGAAAACTGCATGTTTTTCAATCGGCGCATTACAATTAATTGATATAGAAAAAAAAGCCCCACAAGCAATAATTTTATCGCCAACACGTGAATTGTCTATTCAAACTAAAAAAGTAATTGATTCTCTTGGTAGTTTGTTTCCAAAATTAACAACACAATTAATGATTGGGGGAACATCTACAGATCAAACAATACAAAATATTAAAACCAATTCACCGCATATTATTATTGGTTGTCCTGGACGTATTCATGATATGTTAAAGCGAAAAAGACTTCCTGTGAATGATTTTAAAATATTGATTATGGATGAAGCCGATGAACTATTATCATTTGGGTTCAAAGACCAAGTATACAATATTTTTCAACACATGCCCTTGACGATTCAGGTTGCATTATTTAGTGCAACTATACCTGAAGAATTAAACAAGTTAACTGATAAATTTATGCGAAACCCTGTAAAAATTTTGGTGAAAAACGAACAATTAACACTTGAAGGAATTCGTCAATATTATATTGCGCTGGAAAATGATGAGGTAAAATATGACACTCTTAAGGATATTTATGGTTCATTGACATTAAGTCAATCCATTATTTATTGTAATAGTGTCAAGCGCGTCAGCGATTTGTATAGTGCTATGAATAATGACAATTTTCCTGTATGTCAAATCCATAGTAGCATGGATAAGGACGAACGAACTAAAAATTATGAAGATTTCAAAAATGGAAAGCATCGTGTTTTGATTTCTTCTAATGTTACTGCTCGCGGTTTGGATGTTCAACAAGTTAGCACTGTTATTAACTTTGACTTACCTAATTGTGTTCACAACTATTTACATCGTATTGGTCGTAGTGGACGTTGGGGACGTAAAGGTGTAGGAATCAATTTTGTTACGCAGCGGGATATGCGGCAAATGAAACAAATTGAGCAACATTATAATACAAAAATTAATGAACTTGTTGAAAATTGGGCAACCAATTAAGTATTATATACAAAATTATATAAAATTTATATAAAAAATATTAAATGTAATTTATATAAATATACATTATGTTTACTTCATTAAAAATACTATACATTACATTATTAACAAGTCCAATATCATTATTTGTTAATTCAGTTAATATAAATGATTGTACGACAATAATAAATGAAAATACAAATAATAGATATTTATTTTGTGATGATAAAGAAAAATGGAATGATGCAAAAAATTTTTGTAATGCTCACGAAGGAAATTTATTAACTCTAAGTGATTCTACTGAAAGTAATTGGATTTATAATAAACGACAAAATAGTAATTTAAATTCTGATGTATGGGTTGGATTAATAACAACAGATTTATTAAATTGGAATTGGATTAATGATGAAATTGGATACATTAATTGGAAACCAGGAGCACCAGATGGGTTTAGACTAATTAATTGTGCTCGTTTACTTCCTTCAAGTAAATATTTGAATGATAAACCATGTTATAAAAAATACGATTTTATTTGTAAATTAAATCACCCAACCAGCACACCAACTAGCACACCAACTAGCACACCAACTAGCACGCCAACTAGCACACCAACTAGCACACCAACTAGCACACCAACTAGCACGCCAACTAGCACAATAACTAGCACAATAACTAGCACGCCGACCAGCACACCAACTAGCACAATAACTAGCACAATAACCAGCACGCCGACCAGCACAATAACTAGCACAATAACCAGCACAATAACCAGCACACCAACTAGCACAATAACCAGCACAATAACCAGCACAATAACCAGCACACCAACTAGCACAATAACTAGCACGCCAACTAGCACAATAACCAGCACAATAACCAGCACAATAACTAGCACGCCAACTAGCACAATAACTAGCACAATAACCAGCACAATAACCAGCACGCCAACTAGCACGCCAACTAGCACAATAACCAGCACACTTACCACAACTTATGATATTCAAAAAAATAATGATGCATTAGCTTCAACAAATTTTATTAACTTAACAAATAATAATTTCATAATTATTATTATAATTTCGGTTATTACAACAATAACCTTAATTATAGTATTTGTTGTAATCAAAAAAAAGAAATCATTATCAAGTAATTATAAAGATAATAAAAACCCCATAAATAAAATGCTAGCTTTTCACACTCCAATTTTTGACATAGAGAATTCAATGTTTGATGAAAAAAATTCGAAATTTATATTAAATTCAAATTATAAATCATTAAATTCAAATAATCTTTCTTCTTCGAGTGGAGATAATATATATGAAGAACCTATACCATTAAATTTTACATCAAATTATTGTGATATAAATGAACTTAGTATAAATGATGATGATAATTTATATTATAATGATACAATGACAGATACAACGACAGATACAACGACAGATACAACGTCAAATGAGATATATAATATGTTTGGATATTTAGATATAGATGATTAATTTAATAATATATATAAATTAATAACTCGTTTAAATTTATTCTTATTATTCTAGAATAAGAATAAATGACGATTGACGCAGAAAATACAGAACAAAATAATACAGAAAATATATTTCAACTTCCAATTGAATTTTTAGAGGAGAAAATTGAAATAGAAAATCATACAAAAAATGATTTAGAATTATCACCAAATGATCCGAAAGAATCATTATATAAAAATGTATTAAAACCTATTACGATTTTCGGAGAGAATACAATGCCATCATGGAGCAAATATTATACGTCTGATATAACATTTTTAACAGATAGTCAAAAACTTTTGAAAAATAAAAATCCATTAAAATCAGTTGATTCAACTATCCAAGAAAATGTATCTACTATTTGGAAAGAAATTAAAGGTGAAACAGCTTTCAATGAGAAGTATGGTTACATTGATTGGGAGAGATTAAATATGCTTAATAATAGTTCCAAATTTTTACAATGCCTTAGCATCTACAATATGACAGCACCTATATTTTCATTAATGTTGCCTATATTTTTTTTGATACTTCCATTGTTTATTTTAAAACTGCGCGGATTGCCAATTACAATTGAAAAATATTTTGAACTTTTAAAACTGGTGTTTAAAAAACATCAAATTGGGAAAATATTTGATTTATCGAATGCCAGTTTTGAAAAAATTGTATATATTATTGGGTCATTTGTCTTTTATGTAATACAAATTTATCAAAATATTATGACATGTAATCGGTTCTACTATAATATGAAAAAAATACATACTCAAATCTTTACAATGAGAGATTATATAGAAACAACAATAGATACAATGAATACATTAAAAACACAATGCCAAGGATTGAAATCATATGAACCTTTCATTGAAAATATGAATCACCATCAAGCAGTTTGTAAAGTTATATTAAAAGATTTAAAACAAGTAATACCTAATGCATTTTCTATAAAAAAATTCTATCAAATCGGCCATACGATGAAATGTTTTTATCAATTGAATTGTCATCTTCAATTTAAAGAAACATTAGAATACACTTTTGGATTCAATGGATATATTGACAACATAAATGGCATTCGTAAAAATATTTCTCTTAAAAATATTGGAGCGTGTAAACTAAAAAATAAAAAATCTACTACCAAATTTAAAAATGCTTATTTCCCTTCATTAGTTGATGAAAATCCGGTAAAGAATAGTTATAAATTAGATAAAAATGTAATTATAACAGGACCTAATGCAGCAGGAAAAACAACCTTATTGAAAACTACAATTTTTAATATTATTTTATCACAGCAATTTGGTTATGGGTTTTATAAAACTGCGACTATAGAACCATATGATATGATTCATTGTTATATAAATATACCAGATACATCGGCGAGAGATAGTTTATTTCAAGCAGAAGCAAATAGATGTAAAAACATTTTGAATGGAATAGATACAAATGGAATAGATACAAATGGAATAGATACAAATGGCCCAACATTTAGGAATAATAAAAAAAGACATTTTTGTGTATTTGATGAATTATATTCTGGCACAAATCCATATGAAGCAATTAGCAGTGCTTATGCGTATCTAAAATATTTACATAAATACGATAATGTCAATTTTGTATTAACAACGCATTTCTTAGAATTATGTAGACGTTTAGAAAAAGAAGAGGGAATTAATAATTATCATATGAAAATAGAAACAGACAATGATACATTTAAATATACTTATAAAATGGAAAAAGGTATATCCTCTATTAAGGGCGGAGTTAAGGTGTTGAGAGATTTAGAATATCCAAATGAAATAATAAATATAGCAAATGAAACATTACAAGAATTAGATATTTAGAATTAGATATTTAGAATTAGATATTTAGAATTAGATATTTAGAATTAGATATTTAGAATTAGATATATATATTCGTTTAATAATGATTTAAAATATATTGTAGATATTCAATAATGAATATTTGCGGTGGGTTAAATTTTCTTCCTATTATAATTACGCTTGTATGTTGTGGATTATTGTTTGTGTATTTTAATGCTCGTATGTCCGAGATTAAATATGCGGTTGAAAAACAAAATCGTGTATTAACTTCTTTTATTACGAATGTTCAAAATGACATTAAAGGTGGGGGCGGATGTGGTGATGGAATGAATACTTCTTTTATTAACCCTTGTGATTTTGCTTCTCCTGAAGCAATTCGTGCGGTTAAAGAGAATGATAAAATAGTGGTTTCTGATGACGATGATAGTGATAGCGATAGTGATAGTGATAGTGATAGTGATAGTGATAGTGATAGCGATGAGTCTGGTGACGATGAAGATAAAGAAATTGAACTCCATAATGTTATGAATGAAAATGTAAATGGAGATGTCCAAGTCCAAGTGTTGGCGTTTGAAGTTTTACCTCACTCTGAAAATAACGATTCGTCTATGAACCCATCATCTATTACTGAAATTACAGAGGAAACACTTAATATAGAAAATCTGGAGAATGTTGAGAATACTGAAAATACTGAAAATACTGAAAATAAATCAGAAGATGTTAACGCAATGAAGGTTGATGATTTGAGAAAAGTTGTTGTTGACAAAGGTTTATCCTCAAGGGAAGAATCAAAAAAATTGAAGAAACCCGAACTTTTATCTTTACTTAAGAAATAAATTAAACATTTAGATTATCTACATCAATTTATATCATATTGTAAAATACAAAAACATTTTTTATATTTTATATTATAAATTATATATTTTATATATACATATACAATGAGCTGGGGTACTTGTTATAATGGATCTAATAATATTTTCCACGATTTTCCTCCAATTATGCATGATGGTAGAAATTATGCAAATTGGCAACCTGGTGGTGCTGTAAATGAACATATTCGCAAAGAAGCTAATATAAAATCCAATTGGGAATATCGTCAATATTTGTCTAAAAATGCCGATGCTCTTATTAAGTACAATCAAGAAAGCGCATGTGATAATTGTTGCGCGAATTCATCGCAATATGGCAACAATTTTCCTGTTTCTAATAATAGTCCTTATCTTTTCAAATCTTGTTTAGATACTACTCAAAAATTTGGTTATGAAAATAGTGATTTAAAAAATCTTTATTTATCTGACATTACATTACAATCCAGAATGGTAACGCCGGTTATTTCTCAACCACAATTACTGATGAATGGAATTCCTAGAGCAAATTAATTGATTGATTGATTAAATATATTTCTGAAAAGATATGATTTACTTATTTTATCATAACTACGATTAATAAAATCAATATGTTTTCCCATTTTTAATGTATTTTCCATAATTATTTTATTATCAATCTTTAATTCATTTATTATAGTTTGCTGATCAATTACCTTTTTTTCTAAATTTTTATTTTGTTTTATAATTAAATTTAATTTTTCATCAATATCTAGTGGTTTTTTTCCAGACATTATGATAATAAATGATATAAAAATAATAATTTTAATACTTAATAAAGGTTCAATGAAGTTATTAAGTATAGATGTTGGGATAAAAAATTTAGCATATTGTTTAATAGAAACAAATGCTAATGCTAATGCTAATGATATATATAGACAAAATATCATAAAATGGGATGTAATAAACTTGTGTGGTCAAGACCCGATATGTAGTAAAGAATGTAACAAGGTAGCTAAGTTTGCTTATACGCCAATAAAAAACCAAGAACCTTCCTATTTTTGCCCTACTCACGCAAAAAAATCAGAGTTAATTATGCCAACATCAGGAATCTCTCTTAAGAAGCTAAAAAAAATGAAGATGGCAGATTTACATAAACTGGTTTCTGATTATACTATTCCTATGTTGTCCAATAGTGTAAAAAAAGATGATATTTTAAAGTCAATCATAGAATTTATGGATACAAAGATGTTAATATCGGTTTCAAATTTAAAAGCAAATGATATGGATTTGGTTATGTTAGGCATTGCGATGAGAAAAGCATTTGATACAGAATTAAAATCACATATAGAGACGATTGATTGTATCGTCATTGAAAATCAAATTAGTCCTATTGCAAATAGAATGAAAACATTACAAGGAATGATTGCTCAATACTTTATTATGCATGATAAAACCAAAATCATTTTTGTCTCTGCTGCGAACAAACTAAAAGGACATGTTGATTTATTTGAAACAGATATTTCAACCTATGCTGCTCGTAAAAAAGAAGGCATTAATGTTACTTTGAATTTAATAAATGAAAATCATAAAGAATGGTTGACCCATTTTAAAACACATAAAAAAAAAGATGATTTGGCTGATTCTTATTTACAGGGTATTTGGTATTTGAATAGTGTGAAAAACAAATAATTTTTATATATAATAATTTTTATATATAATAATTTTTTAATTTATATATAATATAATATAATAAATTTCTTTTGCGTATAACTTAAAGTTATAATTTATATATAATACACAATAATGGTAGATGTTACAAATGATATTATTGAACTTAATTTAGATACTATCCCAACAATCGATATGAATGATTCTTCTTCTTCCAAGCCATCAGTTAATTTTGGTGGAGGACTTGAATTACTAATGAACGATAAACATATGAATAGTGGGAAGAAATCATCAAATGCTGATATTGGTTTGGGTGATTTAAATAATTTAGAACAAGAGTTGAATGATTTAGCTGAAGAGCCAAGAAGTGCTCCGGCGATATCAAAATCTGGACTATTTAATACATCCATTTTTGGTGGTGGTGGAGGAGGGGGAGGCATTAAATTAAACACTTCGCCTATCGATGAAGATGCTGAAGAGAAGAAAAATGACCAAAATGATAATGTATCCATTGGTAGTATTGTTAGTGTATCTAATGTTGGAAAAGCAACTGCTTCTTCTTCCGACACAAATAGTAAAACATGGGATGGATTTACCAAATTTAATAATGTTCCAATTAACCCCGATAAGAATATATCTGACCGACCTAAGTTGTCACCTGAAGAAGCTCTTTTGGAAAAATTTAAGGTATTAAGAAAATTAGAAGAGATTGAACGTAAAGGCGGTAAGCTTACTAAGAAATATTCGATGGAATCGTCTCTTGCCGAAATGCAAGGAGAATATGAAATGATTATTGCTGAAAAAGAAAGATCGAATAGTTGTAAATTTCAAGGAAAAATGTTGATGGCGGCTATTACTGGATTGGAATTTTTAAATAACAAATTCGACCCTTTTGATATTAAACTAGATGGGTGGGGGGAACAAGTGAATGAAGGTATTGATGAATATGATGAAATATTCGGCGAACTACACGAAAAGTATAAATCCAAAGCCAAGATGGCGCCTGAATTGAAGTTATTGTTTCAATTAGGTGGTTCTGCTATTATGGTTCATATGACAAACACTATGTTTAAATCATCTATGCCGGGGATGGATGATATTATGCGACAAAACCCTGAAATGATGCAACAATTCACAAGCGCGGCCGTGAATAGTATGCAAAACACTAATCCTGGATTCAGTGGATTTATGGGTAATTTTATGCCAGGCGCAAGTAATGATAGACCTCCGCCTCCGCCAGCGCAAACGCAAACGAATCGTAGCCAAAGTGAACGCACTGCTCCCCCCGCAAATCGACCGGATATAATGCGTGCTCGCAATGACGATGGAATCAATATTCAAGAACAATTTGCAGCATATGGAGAGAAAGAATCTGCCGAAAAGTCTATGAGACCAGAGATGAAGGGTCCTTCGGATATTAGTGATATTTTATCTGGATTAAAAACTATGTCTAACAATAATGGATTACCAACGAACAATGCCAATGCGTCAACGAATAATGCGTCAACGAA